GTGCTCGATTGCTGGCAGCCGCAGAAGCTATTGATGCAGATGGTGCTGTTGTTCTTCGTCTTGTTCGTGGAATGGTTGGAGATCCAGCCACTTCATTCATGACGTTCATTGAGAATCTGGATCTTCCTGATCCTGAACTTCTTCTTGCTGATCCTTCTATGTACGAGCATCCAACTCGGGGTGACAAAGCTCATGTGGTTTTGAACTCTGTTGTTGCTGCTGTCTTGAGGAAACCAACAGCAAAACGCTGGCTGGCTGCGTCGGAAATCTGCCGTTCTGCTTCACTGCAGGGTGGTCACGACATTGCCTGTATTCCTGCGATGCACCTGTTGAAGAATCAAGTATCCGGCGTAGAGATTCCTGATTCGTTCATCGAATTGTTTCCCACAATGGAAGCCGCTGGTTTCTTTTCGGGAGGTAAATGATGGATGATGTTTTCACTCAGGTAGGCGTGGATGATGTTCAAGAACTCGAAGTTGGGCAGAAAGGAACACAGGTTATTAAATGTTTCGATCATACTCGGGAGATAAAGTATAAAAAAATCCCCTTTCTCAGTTGGGATAGGGGCCGTGTTGGATGGTCTTTCCTCGACCGGGTAGCGAAACAAAACCCTGAGTTCTTTTCTCCGACAGGAGGCTGGGTTCCGAATGCATTCTCTTTCCGAATGCGGTGTCAGAAAAAACTGCATCGCATTATTGTTTGGCCCGATGGTGCAGTCACTTTGACTGCCCATCTGGGCAAAGCTGCACTCATGAAAGATGAGATGTGGAGAGTTGCAAACGGCAAAAAATGTTCTTGTCGAAGCTTTAAAGAGCAGTGGATCCATGAGTTTAGAGGTGGCTGGCGTCACTTCTCAGAAGATAAGCTGCCCCAAAAAGCTAAGGCTCTCTTGAAGATCATCAAACAGCAGACAAGGCATCGTAGGACTACACTCCAAGGTAAGCTGTATGTATCGGAAAGGATGAAGCAATCTCAACTGGTGGAACGGGAACTCACCCTTGAAAACCGGATTGAGTTGCTGAAGAAAAGGGCAAGGCCCCGCTTTCAGAAGATATTCAATGACAGGCTCGAAGAAGTCTTTGGGAAATACCCCCATCAACTCAATGACAACATTGAGAAAGGTGTGAGAAACCTGAAGGCTGGGTTGGGCCCGCTCTTTGCTTATGAAGATGGCTATCGATGGAGAAAACCTTTGATGGAGAAAGGTATTTTTCAAGCAGATCTTCGTACTCCCGGATTCCACCGGGAGGGCTATGGAAGAGAAATGATACCGGTATTTCCGATACGCATCTTCCCATTCCGGTGGCCTGAATCCCTTCCGCCTGACCACCTTGTGATTGAGGCAATGGATAAGAATGGGTATCAGTATCTGCTTGAAATCAGACCCCATCCTTCTAGAAAAGTTCGATGGAAAATCCATAGACAGATTGGATTCTCATCCAACTTGATGAAGGAACCATCAACCTTTCCAGAGGAAGGTGTTTGAAGCTAGGCGGTAGACTGATTGTATCCGTAGGAAAAGGCACCGGCCCGCAAAGGTCGGTGTCTTTTACTGTGTGTACAATCCACAACGCACACAAATAGGAGGTTAATGTGGAAGAAGAGAAAGAACTTAAGGAAGCTTTGTTTAAACTCAAAGCTGCAAGGCTGGCGGCTATCAAACGCTGGCCGTACTTTGATACCAACTTCATGGCAATGGCTCTTGTGCCGAAGAAAGAGATTCCAACTGTGGGTACAGATACCCTCGGAAGATTTTACTTCAACACACGCTTTGTTCTGGAGTTGAGTGTTCCAGAGTTGGCTACCATGTGGCAGCATGAAGTCTTGCATACTTTTCTTGAGCACTACAAACGTGTCAATGGTCGTAGCTTTCGTGATTGGAACATCGCCGCTGATTGTGAAATCAATGACGATCTCCAAGCAGAAGGCTGCCCTTTCCCTTCAGCCTACCCGCCCCATCTACCGACAAACTTTGACCTTGAAAATGGGAAGCTTGCCGAGTACTACTTCGAACATATTCATGATGAAGATGAAAACGAAGAAGACGAAGAGGGGGAAGGGGAAGGAGAAAGTGGAAGCGAAGGCGAAGGTGAAGGCTCATCCGAAGGGGGTGATTCTCCACCTGAAGAAGACGGGGGTTCATCTATGGATGGACGCCAGCGTTCTTGGGAAGACGGGCCCGAAGCTGAGAGTGGTGTAGAAGAAATCTCTGCTGCATTGCTCGAAGTTCTGAAGCAGCAAGCTTCGGAAAAGATTGAAGAGCATGCCAAGAATGTAGGGCGTGTTCCTCTGGGCATCCTGAATAAAGCTAGAGAAAACCTTTCCCCGCCTAAGATTCCTTGGCAGAAAGAGTTGGCTTCGGCTGTTCGAGCCTGCGTAGCGGATGTCGCTGGTGCTGTTGACTTCACTTACAAGAAGCCGAGCCGCCGACAATCTATTTACGGGCGTTTTGTTATGCCCGCATCACGTAGACCAATCCCCGATACGGCTATTGTATTGGATACATCTGCTTCAATGTTCGGCGGTGACTTGGATGATGCCCTTTCGGAAACGCAAGGCGTCATTCGTGCTCTCGGAGGCAAGGGTGTACGAGTATTGGCAACCGATTCTCAAGTACACTCGCAGCAGAAAGTTACACGAGCATCTAAAGTAGAAACTTTAGGTGGTGGTGGAACAGACATGCGTGTCGGTATCGAAGCTACCAGAAAACTTCGGCCCAAGATTGATCTGTGTATCGTGATTACCGATGGCGAATCCCCTTGGCCAAGGGTTGCCCCAAAAGGAATGAGGGTAATCATTGTCTTGACCAGAAATGGGAGCAGACGCAGAGTCCCAGAATGGGCCCGTGTTGTTCAGGTGGCTGACTGAACTTCGCTTAATGCACCAGTCAATCGAGCATCAATAGTTTTATTGGTGCTCTTTTGTGTGTTGCATTCAGCAATACAACTGCGCGTTTTGCGCATTTACTTTGGAGGTAAAATAAAATGAATGAAGATAACTTTCAACTCAAAACTAATGGATGTCTCACATCATGGAGATCATCATCAACTGACCGAGACCGCTTGCTTCAAGGCATGTCTGAACTTGGTCTGGCAGATTATGTTCCATCACCGACAACCAAGCATCTTGCACTGAGAAATACTTTGCGGGGACTGTTCGGGAATGACAAAGTCAAGCCCCTGAACAACCACGGAAACTTCGCAGTCATTAAGACGGAATGCACTTCTACTTCTTGGAAGGGTGAATCCCGTTTGACCGTCAAGGTGGGAACCTTTGGTCTTGAGTTTTCTGAGCCGATCGATATTGAAGATGAAATCAATGCCCGGTATCAGCGAGAGCTTGGGTACATTCCACCGGAAGCAGTTTCTGGAATGCTGGTGGAGATTGCTACCCGATGCCTGAATGGTATTCCGGCACTCTCTGGTGGTGGCGGTGCCTACTGGATTCCAGAAAACTCTGTTCCGGAATGGAAGAGTGTGGTCCGGTGCGCTGAAAACTGCAGCATTAATGGACGGACGAGAGCAACCCTGTTCACGACTGTCCTTGATGATGATTCGGTGAAGAGCGTTATTGCTTCTCTTGATGCTGACATCCAGAAGGAGTTGGCTCTCATTGAGAAAGATGTTTCCACCAAGGACATGAAGAAGAATGCCCTCAAGAATCGCCTGAAGAAGTCGGATGAACTTCGCGAAAAGATTCGAGGCTTCGAAGCTATCCTCGGTGAAACACTTCAAGGCATGCATGATGCGGTAGAGAAGACAAAGAAACATTCTGTTGTCGCCGCGCTGCAAGCTTTGTAGCAAAAGAAAGGGTTCCCCTAGTTTTTCTGGGGGAACCCTTTTCTCATTTTTGAATATTAGTTCTGGACTGGCTAATAAGACTACTATGGGGGTGCTTAGTACACCCTGACTTAACCATCTAAGGGGTCTAACCATCTACTACATCTTAGACATGATAGGATATAGAGATTATATAGAGAGGATAAGTTACAGGGGTCACTAATCCCCCCCATAGTAGTCATGTTAGTCAAGACTGAGATACTTACTTGACACCCCGGTTGACCGGGTTAGTCAAGAACTGGAGGTGCGATATGCATGACCCAACAGCCGACAGCATTAAGGAATCCCTAGAATCTTTGATGTTATCCACCCAACTTTCCAAAGGAAAGATTCTTGAGTTAGCTCTGTCCCTGTGTTCTGCGAGTTTCGGTAAGGTTGGCCCGAGTGTACAAGCTCCGGCTAGCCGTTATGATACTCTGGACGCTGCGACTTTGCTCCGTACAGCGCATGAGCTTTCGGGTTCTGGGAGTGCGGAAAGGAATGTCTTTACTATGGATGACTTGCTCTCTACTTGTTTCGCAGACAAGCCTTTGATTGCAGAGCATGACGTAAAGATATGGGCGGGACGTTTACTCAAAGCGGCGGGATATGAGCGACGACAGATTCGAGTCAGAGGTGGCGATCGGCCACTTGTCTGGGAGAAAACAAAAATCTAAACAAAAGAAAAGCTCCCCGATCCGACTGGCAAGGAAGAATCGAGGAGCTACGGAGAGGTAAGGCAGTGCAGAGAACAGTAGATTCGGGAGGTTACCTTCCGTGGGCGATATCTATTTTTAAAGGTGGCTTCACTAGTGTAAGCCCTGCAAAAGTTAGTGTCAAACATATACGTCAGTTAGAAAAACTATTCAAGTCACCACCAGTTAAAGCTGAGAGTGTCCAGAAAAAGTTTCTTTCTTGCTGGTCACCCGCCATTTACAAAGACGGGACAACAAGAAAGAACTGCAACGTCGAGAAGCTGACTGCTCTCGTCTATGATTTTGATTCTACTACAGTAGACCCGAAAGCGGTTGCCCAGAGACTGAGGAAGGACAGACGCGCCTTCGCCTTGTACACGACTTGGAGCCACACAAAATCTAACCCACGATTCCGGCTGGTACTTTTCACCAGTAGAGACATTCTCCCGCATGAGTTCAAACACGTATGGGAAAATGGTCTTTCGCTTATCGACTTTATCGATGGTGTGGACAGTCAATGTCGTGATGTTGCGAGACATTACGCATTACCTGTTAAGCGAGTAAACGCGGAGGAATACGTGGGAGATTTTGAGACTTCTGGAAAAGCTGTGGACGTAGATGTTCTTGCTGTGCCCAAGGTTAAGAAGTCTACAGAGTTATCTACAGAAACTGTTCTGTCACTGCAGTCTGGGACTGCGACAGTCAAAGACCTGATTGCTAAAGGGGAAGGAAAGACTCGATGTGCTTGTCCCTTTGAAGAGGGATCCTCTTTTGGTTCAGCTTTCCTTAGAGTCATGGCTGATGGCCGTGCGTTCATTCAGTGTACAAGCGAACGGCACAAACATGAAGGCCACCAGTTCTGGTTGAAGAAGGGTAGAGACAAAGCCAAGAAGTCTCCACCCCGTAGTGTAGATGCTCGGATGCTCCGACTTGGAGAACTTCCAGAACAGCTTGTTGAATATGCGGAAAAGAAAATAGTCTACTGCTCACCGCAGGGAGTTTTCTACCGAAGAGAACAGGGCGCATGGCAAGTGTCCATGCCTACTCGCAAGGATACTTTAGTCGATCATCTGATTGGATTGCTCCCGTCTGGTTGTGACAGTCGTCATGCGCATTCTCTTGTAGACCACATACTTTCCCGCCAAGCTTATGGTTTTGATTGTAGCTCCAAGGGAGAATCGATTCTTAGAACGAAGCGTGGCCGGATGATTAATCTGTATGCCAAGCCACAAGTCGAGCCAAGAGCGGGGAGCTGGGACAGAATCTCTAAGATAATAGACGTCCTCTGCAACCATGACCCGAAGTCTCGGGAGTGGTTAATCAACTGGTCGGCAGCACTGATTCAGAATCCTGAACGGCGATCGATGGTAGCTGTGATTGCGCTCTCTCCCTACCAAGGCATCGGTAAGAGCCTGTATGGGAGAATCCTTTCCGAGATTATTGGTCCCGGTAATGTATCTGTTGTTTCCAATCGTGCCTTGAGAGACCGATTCAACTCCAGCTATGTCACTGCTTTGCTTGTGCTGGCAGATGAAGTTGGTGTAGACCCTCGGTCAACTGACGTAATCAATGAGCTTAAAGGGTACATCACGGACGAAGAAGTTCACTGCGCTGCCCCTTATGCTGCCCGAATGAAAGTAAAGAATAGAATGTCTTGGTGGATGACTTCCAATAACAGAAGACCCCTTGTGCTTGATGAGAATGATCGACGTGTGACTGTGCTTGCTGCTGCTTACCCAACTCCTGAATACCGAAAGACTTTGCGTGGGTGCTTCAACTCCCACACTGGAACATTTGATAATAGTTTTCGTGATGAAATAAATGCTTATGCTGAACAGCTTTACAACATGAACATTGATTGGAAGTTGATTGCTAATCCTCTGGATACAGAGGCAAGACGAAGAGTACAGAAAGCCAGTAAGTCCAGCATTGATGGGTTCTTGGATGACCTGAAGAGGTTCGGTCTTCTCTCCATCCTTCAGAACTACAAGCCTAGACTTGCACCACGTATTGCGGATTCAGTTCTGGAGAACTGCGTACCCTGCGAACTGCTCTATGGTTCTTATCGAGAATGGTGTGAACGACTTGGACAACTCGACATTAAATCAGAGGCAGAGTTTCACTTAGCTGTAATCTCTTTGCCCAAGGTCGAGACGAAGATGGCGCGCTTAGCTGGGACAAGGTTCCGAGCTTACATCGGACTATCCAAACCGAAAGCAAAAGCGTCCACTGTTGTCCAGTTTCCCGCTAACTAACCACGTCCGAGTGGTGGAATAGGTAGACACAAGAGATTTAAAATCTCTCGGCTTATGCCATGCGGGTTCGATTCCCGCCTCGGACACCACACATGGAGAACGTATGCCTAATGAACTTTTTAGATGGGCCGATTCTGTACCTGCATGGGCAGAAGGTGTGCCCGGTGTTTGGAAGAACAAAAACAAATCTGGATACAGAGTACCCAACAATGCCGCAGGGCTTTTGGGGTGGGGGGAGGGACGAACCTACTCAGGTCAGGCAGTCTTGAACCAAACGCTGAAGAGTTCTGCTCTGCACCCTTGGGTCGAAAACTTTCTGATGCCTCACCAGTTGACTTCCCTTTCCCATGTCTTGAACCAAACTGCTGCCAGCATCTGGGCACCACCCGGTTCTGGGAAAACTCTCTGCGGTTTAGTGTGGTTGTGTTCTGCTGGGCCTAGGATGAAGTTGGTTGTCACCCGCGCTATGGCGAGGGGTACATGGCGAGAGGAAGTTCGGAAGTACACAACACTTCAGCCCGTAGTCTTGACAGGTCAAAAGGCAGAGAGCTTTATCCCAAAATCTGACTGCATTTACATCACGGCGTGGGAAACTCTGATTCACTGGGCACCTACCCTCTGCAGGTATGCTCCCGACAGTGTGGTCTTCGATGAGATCCACTGCGCCAAGAACCCGAAGCGGGTAACCCCGGTAATCCAAGCTGACGGGACCAAGACTTGGAGATCCCGTAAAAACATTTCTGCAAGTTCTAGCGCACTTGCCAAAAATTCCGGGCGTCGTCTAGGATTGACCGCTACCCCCATACCCAATCGACCACGAGACCTGTGGGCTCAACTGGATTTAGTGGAGCCATGGCAGTGGGGCACCTACCACCAGTTCGGTGTTCGGTACTGTGCTGGTTTTGAAGACACATATGGCTGGAAGTACGAGGGCCTCAGTAATGCAGCAGAGCTGAATAAGAGATTAGCTCCAGTCAAATACAAGACCAGCCAGAAATCTATTGTTGCAAACCTTCCCCCCAAGCGGAGGCAGGTCGTTCACCTTAGCCAAGAAGAACAGAACCGTGCTGCGGGAGGCTTCCAACAAGAGATAAAGAAAGCTTCTCGAATGGGAAATCAAGAAGGTCTCTTCGAAGTTTATTTACAGGAGGCAGCCACACGGAAGCGTAAGTATGTTCTGGAAAAAGTTTCGGAGGCTGTTGCTTCTGGACAAAAGGTCACTGTTTTTACGGGCAGACGCAAAGACTGTGAACAGCTAGCGGAGAGTGTGGAAAAACATTTCCGAAAGAAGAAGCTGAAGACTAATCTTTGGTGGGCCCATGGTGGAATAACGACTGACCGGCGTGATGAGATTCGGGATGAGTATATGAAGACACCGGGCAGTGGTGTGCTGATTGCTACCGGGGACTCAATGGGTGAATCCATTAATCTCCAGAAAACAGATCTGGCATTAATCGTAATGCTTCCTTGGACCCCCCGACAGATACGACAGTGGGAAGGGCGCTTTGTTCGCCTCGGCCAAGATCGGCCAGTTCTCATTTCGTACATCATCGCAGAGGGCACAGTCGATGAAGACGTGAGCGAGGTACTGCTCGACAAGCTGCCAGCAGTTGGGGCTGTGGCAAGCGATGAAATGGTCCGTGAGTTTGAAGAATCGTTTTCGTCGTCCGACGAGGATCTACTTTCTCGCATTATTCGTGCATCAGGTGGTTGACATCTGTTGTACACCTGATAACCTATAGGGGTGAGGGCCTCATGCGCCGTTCAAGTCGGCTCTGCTCGGGGCTGAGCATGTCCCCATCTAGAGTGTGGGGCCTTCACCTCTTCTATCTCCAAACGAGTGTCAATCTTTTCTCTGGCTTTGAAAACACTTTAATCCAGCATGATTAAAAGCCAGTCCTTTTACACAGGAAACCAATGTCGAAAATACTGCTAGACGCTGGCCCATCTGAGAGGGGCTGGCACCGAATCGAATCCGCTGCTCGTTGCCTACGCATGTTTGCTTTGCGGGAAAGTGGTATTGTCCCGTTCCCAGAAAGCGAGCCGCTTATCCGGGGTTCCTTAGTCCATATCGGTTTGGCCCATGTCTATGCCCGTAAACAACAAGTCGATGCAGGACGTGATCCAAACCTTTATTACACCCCGATGGATGCCATCTTGAAGTTGGCAGAAAAGAATGGTGGACAATGGATGGACTTGGTTGATCACTGTTGCGATATGGTAAATGCATACCAACTGCACTGGGGCGATGACCATAACTGGGAAGTTGTTTCTGTTGAAGAGGAGTTGCGGGCTAAGCTCCGGGGTACGTGGCTATATACACAACGCGCCGATTTGATTGTGAAAGACCAGTTCGGGAAAGTCTGGATTGTGGACCACAAGACAGCTTTCAGAATCACTTCTGTTACTCTCACTCCCCACATCCTCGATGGTCAAATGCTTGGCTATCAAATGTTCGGGCGTGCTCGTTATGGAAAAGATTTCGGCGGTGTAATCATCAATCGCCTGACAACTCGGGCACCCTTTCAGTTTAATCGAGCCACGTTGGAGCCTGCTCCACACGCTCTCTCCACGTTTGTTTCCAACATCTGTGAAGTAGAAGAAATGGTTCAAAAGTATGAGGGCCGACCTCCTATGGAATGGCCCGGAGTTTTTTCCAACATGATTTGCACACACAAGTATGGAAAGTGTGATGCGTTTGAGCAATGCCAATGGGGAATAGAGAATGCTTAAGAAAGTAGATAGTTCAGGAGTCTTAGCCGTAATCTACGGACCATCCAAAACCGGTAAGAGCACAGCGACTGGCGCTGCTGGTGCGGGCGGTTTGTTTATTGCGCAGCCCGGTGGATTACTTCCCGTCACAAACTTCTTGGGGCTCGAAGGCATAGAATATCTTTGCCCGAAAGATGTGGAGTCTGCTGCAAAAGCAGTGTCTTCTAACGCAGGCAAATACCCCACGATTGTGGTGGATGATTTCTCCCTTCTCGTTGAGCAGACCGTTCAACAACTTGAGCAAAAACATTCTTTCGGTGACATGTGGAGAGCTTTGCGGCACCAAGTTCTCTTGATGCGGGATGCTGCTCGGACAGCCACAGCCAAGGGAACGCACGTTATCTTTAACTGCCATGAAACCCCACCTAAGACTTCATCGGGTAAGTACGTTCGGGGTGGCCCAAAGTTGCCGGGTCAACTTCCAGAACAGTTTTCTGCTTTTGCAGATGTCGTTGCTCGGGTTCAGTTTGATGCAACCGCTTCGCCTTGGAAGTATGTGTTGCGCACTGGCCCGGATGCCGAGTTCGTAAGCGGTGACCGGCTTGCTGTTTTTCCAGACCCCGCACCGATAAACCTTGCCGAAGCTCTCCGTTGTGCGGGCTACGATTTCCCCCGCCCCAAAGGCTTAGAGTGGCAAGAAAAGATCGTTGACCAGCTCAGCAAAAAGCTATTGGAAGGTAGCTTATTAGACTGGCGGCAGACTTTAAAGCCCGCTGCTGATAAGCTGCAATCGAAATACCCACTTCCCCATATTCGTTGGGCTATGCAGGACGCGCTTCATCGAGCCATCTTGTTGAACGCCCGCAACAATCTTCTCGACGAAATGTTTGTCGAGAAAACCTCCGAGGATTGGTAGTCGTTTCCGTATGGATTTACCTCCCTGTGCGGGAGCGGCTATCAAACCTCATTTCACAATAAACATCTGGAGTTTCCAATGGAAACAATTGCCCTTGATTTAGATTTTACGAACGTCAGTACTGCCGGGGGACTCGGCATTTTGCCTGCAGGTTTGCACCAAGGAACAATCGTCGAGTTTAAGTACTTCGAAGATTCGAACCGCCTGTATGCATATATTCTTACAGATGGTATCCGCCACCGTGAGAGCTTTGGTTTGGCTAACCCTAAGACACTCCCTTTTGTTAAGGCGTTTCTGGTGTCCGCTGGTGTTGACGAGTCAAAGCTTCAAAGTAGTGGAAAGATCCCATTCCACAAGTTCACTGGACGCACCGTTTACTTCCAGTACACCCCTGCTGAAGTTGACAGTAGTGGTCAGCGAAAAGACGGTAGCTACGCCCGCTACGTCTTCTATCCCAAGGCTCAGTGGGATCAGATGTCAGCTTGGTCTCCTGTCGTAAGTGACGAAGACTCTTCTGCTGATTTTGAAGTTGAAGCTGCTGCACCAAAAGCTGAAGAAAAACCTTCGGCTGCACCCGCTGCTGGTGATGACTACGATTTTCTAATCGATGATGAGTAGTCAACTCCAACCGTTGAATGGAGCCCTTTGCAGGTCGTGCCCTTTGGGGTGCGACCTGCATCGCTCCGGCGATTTCAGTCCAGTCGGGGCGGAAGAACATTCGGATGATCGGATTGCGATTATCGGAGACTTCCCCGGCGGACATGAAGTTCAAGAAGGACGCCCCTTTGTGGGTCCGGGCGGTCTAGAACTTCAGGCTGCTCTGGAGCTGGTTGGGATAAAGAGGACAGATTGTTTTCTGGATAATGTTCTGGGCTGTCGGCCCAAAGAGAATGACCTCTCCGGTTACATGCTCCGACTCGGTAGAAGGAACCGGACCAGAAGGAATAAAGACCAAGAGCAGTGGCCAACGCCCCACAATGCATGTCGCCCTCGACTTTATTCTAACCTTAAAAAATTCAATAAATTCATATGTTTAGGCGCAGATGCTTCTGCTGCTTTAAGGGGTGGCAACCCCTCAATAATGAAACTTCGCGGGACGTGCGAGACGATTCCGGCTCCTTGGGATTCTTCTATCGAGATCCAAGTGGTCCACACGTTGCACCCCGCATTCGTAATCATGTCGCCCAAGTGGCGAGATACTTTTCAACACGACATCGCCAAGGGTAGTAGGTTTTTTGCTGGGAAACTTTCTTGGAAAGATCCCCAACTCTTCTTTCCCACTACTGTTCAGGATGTCGTTGATGGCTTCTATAAGCTGACCCAGATGGGTAAGCCTGTTGCCTACGACGTTGAGACCGATGCCAAGAATCCCATGGAGGCGCGTCTACGTTGTATCGGTTTTGCCAATACCAGCTTCAGTATGGTGATCCCTATCTTGAGTATTGATGGGAAAACCCGGTTCTTCAGTCTCTTTGATGAACACATGGTCAAGAACTTAATCTCTGACTATCTCACGAATCCCCCTGTCCCACTCCTTGGGCATAACGCTGGGCAGTATGACCGCCTTGTTTGTGAAAGGTTTTTCGGAATAACACCTCACCTTTCTGCAGATACGCTTCTTCTGCACCTGCTTGCGAATAACGAAATGCCCCATAACTTGGGCTTCGTAGGCTCCCGGTACACTGATTTTACTGAGTCATGGAAGTCAGACCACACCGCCGTTAATGCTCGGACGGACAATGAGCTGCACACTTATTGCGCAAAAGATTGTGCAGTAACTGCTGCTATTGCCAAGCCTCTCGGGCGAGTCATTAAAAAGCGTGAGCAGACATCTTTGATTGGGCGTGAGCATACGCTTCAAGATATCGGCTGCAAGATGCAGAAGATGGGAATGTTTGTAGACCAGAGTAAGCTGCTACAACACGAGCTTGCCTTTCAGTCAGAGCTTCGAGAGCATCGATACACATGCTTACAGATAGGGCCGAAAGACTTTAATCCCAACTCCTCTGCCCAAGTGCGAAAGATTCTTTTCTCTGATTGGAATCTGTCTCCCGTCAAGTACAACGAGAAGTCAGGCGACCCCAGCACAGACGATGATTCTCTTCGTCGGATACTTACAGAGTACGGTCTGGATGAAGAGCGGAATACTTTTATTCAATCGATCAGGCTGATCAGAAGATACTCTAAGCTATTGAGCACATATATAAACCCACTGAAGTCTGGTGGATTGGTTTTGCCTGATGGGCGGGTACATCCCGCGTACAATCGTTTGCCTGCTACGGGTCGATACTCTTCCAGTGCACCGAATGCCCAGAATATTCCTTATGATTTGAGGGATATCTTTGTTCCACAAGAAGGTCATGTCTTTGTTGGGGCTGATGCTGACCAACTTGAACTCCGGTTCATCGCTGAAACAGCGGAGGCTGACCGGCTTCTAGACATTATCAACTCGGGCCTAGACCCCCACAATGAAACAATGGAAATCGTTTATGGCAAAAGCATCTGGTCCCTCGACGGCGCGCCGGAAGAAAGGACAAAGAAAGGAAAAGGAACTTTTAAATCTACGCGAGGCGTTACCAAAAATGTCCGATACGCATGGCAATACGCAGCAAGCGTCCCCAAAATCTGGGAACAGGTTGTCAGTGTCGAAGACGACGATGGGAAACTCATCTACGCGCACCTTACGAAGCGTGACATTCGAGACGTTGTCCGAGGACTACAAAAAGCGGACCCGGAAATACCAGAATGGTGGGAAAAAACACGTAATGGTTATCGACAAGACGGTTTCGTGGCCGACCCGCTATGGGGTCGAAGGCGGGACTTCAAAGATGAAGAAAAGATAAACGAACTCGTTAATCATCCAATCCAATCAGGCGGTGCCGTCGTTGTTCATGAGTCTATGCTCCAGCTAGTGACTGGGAATGTAGGCTATTCGACGACCGCCGTTGATGATGTCGAGTTTGAAGCAATACCCTTTGATTTTGAAGGGAAAACCGGCCTGATTAATCAGTGCCATGACTCGCTCCTTTTCGAAGTAGAGGAAAAGGATGCGGAAAAAACAAGAGAGTTTCTGCAAGCAGCCATGACCCGAAGGCGAAGGGTCAATCCACGGCTGACTTATACAGCAGAGGCAGAAATAGGCATGAACTGGAAGGAGGTATAAATGCCCTACACCCACCGAATATTTAACCTGAAAGATGCCCCCAAAGATGGGAAGTGTTGGAGGCTAGTCATCTGTAAGGATGAGCTTCGCCCAGAAGAGTCCAGCGCTCCGCTCGCTATTCCAGTCTTTGTTGGGCACTACACTGCAAAGATTGGCGCAGAAAGGGCAGCCAAGAGAAAGCTAAAGAAGCTGGCATATTTGGGGGCAGACGATGGCTAGACCAAAACATCTAGGTGTTTTCTACGCACACTCTGCGACTGACCGCCCATCCGAAATAGCTACACAGCGTGTCGAGCTTGAGGACTTTCTGAAGAAAAGATTCTTAAAGAAGTTCGGAGATTCTTCTCCCGCTGTCTATGTGATCTCGGGCCGCAAAGAGCATCGCATGACATGGCGTGGAGACTGGGAAGCATGGCAGAAAAAAGTAGTGACTCGAAGGCACTCAACAACTGGCGACATATGTTACCATATGTTTGTCGTGCCCAGTGAGTATTGCGGGAGAGCCACTGCCGGAATCCTCGATAATGCACTTCAAGCCGAAAGAGACCTGTTCCTTTGGGACAGGGACGGCGAAAAACTCATGAAAGTTACTGGGGTTCAAGCGGTTGACGCGGACGACTGGACCCGTGGTTATCGCGTCATAGTCAACGGACCTAAAAATGAAAAAAGCAATCCAAGAAATCTTAGTTGAGCTTCGGGGGGCGGGTATCTCAGATGAAAAGATAGCTGTAGCTATCGGAGGCGAACTCCCCAATAATATCAACCCGAGTTCTACAAGTGTTCGACGCTGGCGAACAGGCAAAAACCAGCCAAGCGCAGTCTATGAGGCTGTAATCCGAAACTACGCTCAAAAGTACTGGGAGGAACAATGAGCTTTGTAAGAGTAATCACGACAAATGTTAAAAGCCCGGATGGGTTACCCCGAACAACCCATCTAGGGCAGTATACCCTTCTGGTTGGACCGAACGAGAGCGGAAAAAGTACTATCGCAGAAGCGGTACAGCTTGCCCTTACAGGTTCAGCTTCTGGAATCCTGTACCGAGATAAGCCCGTTAAGAGCGGGAAGTTTTTGGGCCGTCTGATGCCCGAAGGAAACGCTAGCGTTAAGGCTACCGCTCAACTGGATACTGGAGAGGTTGCCGAGTGGAGACTAGAGGCTGGGAAAGCACCAAAGAACTCTGGTCAAATGGGGCACGCCCTTCCGATCAATGAGCTTAAAGCTTTGATGTCGTCAAGTGATGATACGATCCGGAGCTTCTTTTATTCTGAGTTCCATAAATCCATTGACTTCGATTGGGAAGACCTGCTGGAAGCTTTGGGCGCTGAGTTTGGCGAATCCTTATCCGACAGAACTCAGGCTAAGGAAACGGATCTGAATAAGCTCATTACTTTAATGGGTAAGAAGAAAAGAGAATATTCCTCTTTGGCCTCTTCGGGCAAAAAGATGCTGGAACAAAAAAGCATCACCGCTGTAAGCGAAGCTGACCTCACACCTTTGTGGGAAGATCTAGAAAAGGCCCAGAAACTTGCCAAGTTACGGAATATGTATCAGGCTTATTCTTCTGGTCCGGGCGAGGCTGACTTTAAAGAACGTGCAATGGGAGTAGTCCGCGAACAACTTCAAGCTTTGGGCTCGCCAGAAGAACTCAAAGCGATGGGAAGCATTAATGTTTGCCGAGCGAGACTGCTAGATAAGATGCGCGAGCTGTCTGATTATCAATCTGTCATAGAGATCAAACAAACTACAGATGGCTTCTCTCAGGAGATTGAAGTCTATAGTGAACTCGAAGAAGGATTAAAACTAGTTCGCGCAGCTCTCCTAAATAAGAATAATATTTGGGAAAAGTTTTCTTCCAAAGTCAACACCTTCCTGCCCAAGGGTGATGTATTTCAAATATCTGATTCGGGCGGGATAACTATCGGACTGGAGCGGGAAGGTGGTTTCCATCAGGCCCTGTCCGGTAGTACAGAAGCTCGGACACTCGGCGCAATGGCGGCGGCTCTTGTCTCTTTCAGGGGAGAAGAGAATCCCGCAGTCATTATTTTAGATGACCGAATGTGGGATATGAAAACTTTGGCTAAGACCATGGCCGCGCTCGAATCCATTGACTGCCAAGTCATTGTTATGAGCACTTCGCGCCCCAAAGGTAAGCCCCGCAAAGAGTGGACTTACATCGATGTTGGAGGGAACTGATGTCTCTTCATAGTTGCGACCGACACAAGGGCATGGTTATTGTTTTTCAAGACCATCCGCATCGGTGCCCTGTATGCGTCATGCTTAAATCTGTAGACAAAGCCGGGAGGCTAACAGAGGCAGCTATGAACATGCTTGATATCGAAGACAGTGCCCAAGAGTTGACCGAGGTTGCGGAGCTGCTCTTAAAGGGGATGGAAAGATTAAGAGAATCATGATGAAAGCTTTTGAATGTTTAGGTTTAAACTCCCAGCTCAGCGATTGGGGATACGCCCTTACTCTGATCGCTAAGTTAGAGAAACTCTCTGGAGCAAAAGTAGAATTTCTTACAAAATACCGAAAACTTTGTGGCTTCTCGTTAGTTGCCAATGATAAAGTTTTAGTGTCAGTCGAGTATGATTCTTCTGAGTGCCCCAGTGATGCAATCGATAGGTTGGGTGGTTTGTTTATTACGCTATTAATGTTGCAGGGTGCAGAAGCCTGAGATGGCTCCAAAAGTTGGCCAGAGATTTGTCTTACGTGGGTCTCTAGCCCAAATGGTTCTTAGTTATGCCGTGTCTGAACCGGGATACTGGACCGTAAGTGGAATCATTGAAGACACTGAACAAGAAAAAGCCAACATCATTGAAAATGTTCGATCACTTCAAAGGCGGAACCTAATCTCTAGTAAGGAGGATCGAATCTATCCGACTGAAAATGGGAAGATTGCGCTGTACAGGTCAATGCGTATTTTAGTTGGATAGTTATCCGTCTCCCCTTCCCCCTACCCACGTCATTCAGTATCTTCAAAGCAGGGAATGGTACTGAACTGATTCCCACCGGGTAGGGGGTTGGGGCTTTCGGTCAAAATCTGTCCGCCATATTGATCAGAGAAGCCTTAAGATAGTTTCGCATAGAGGATCAGGGAACATCGGTAATCACAACGATCTCTCTCATCCGCTGGGGTTTGTAGTTCCCAGCTTTTTCCCACCTCCTTCCTGTAGGAGTAGAAGTATTGTGGTAACAGGTGCCCCAACCTTTGTTTTGTTGAATGGACAAGGGTTGGGGCTTTTATCCTTTTATGTTATTCTTGCACACGAGGAAAGTATTATGCCTGACCCAAAAAAAGCACCTGCAAAGAAAAAAGCGCCTGCAAAGAAAAAGGCCCCCGCAAAGAAAAAAGCTGCCCCAAAGGTTGAGCTATTCAAGGTCGAGGTCGTTGGAGGTCGGCGAAGTGGTACACTTTCTTTCTCTTCAGAAGAAAGCCTCAACGCAGCATTGGCCCAACTGGGGCGTCACAAAGGCGTAGACTCTAAAGGTCTGCAGCATTGTCTCAAGGATGATGTCGGCGGAGAACTCCGATACCGAACAATCCAAGAGTTCTCAAAACTGTAGCTACTTGGCCTTCTCTATGAGTCGGTCTAGTTTAGCTACGATATCATTATGGACTTTGGTCCGTGTAATCAGGAAATCTTTTGACTGATTATCGGCGTTGTCTCTGTACTCTTGGATGACTCGGTCATAGCGTTCACGCATCTTTTCTGATCGAGCTTCATACTCTTTTCGGATTTCATCCAGTTGTTCTTGGAATCCATTGACCAGTTTGTCGAGGCGTTTCTGCATTGCCATAAACTGATACACCAAAAAGGCAGCAAAAACTCCTAAGTGGCCCCCTGACAATAATGTGTCTATGAGGGCTTCCACTTAAAACTCCGGCTCATCAATCAAGGTATAGCTAAAACTATTGCCCCATTTACTCTTTGCTGCATAGCAGATACTCATGAACTCTTCAAAGTCTGCACTGTGGCTAAACACTTGGCAGCCTGCGGACCATCTATCTACTTGCGTTGACGCGGATCCAGCCTTGTGGATATTGATTCCATACCAGCCTTCAGTAATAGACTGTACATCAGCATCAATAATGCTGTCTTTATTGCTATCTCGGTAAGTCCTGACCGGGCCGTTTCGTTGGCAGAGCGCATCATATTTCCCTTGGTGCTTATCGATCTTCCAGACAGAACGATATTGACCCGGTACTAGGATAGCAGTTCCATTGATATTACTGGGATTCTCAAGCCAGTATTTGCCCGGTTCTGTTGTACATTCCCAAGTACGTGTGACCCAGCCCTGTTCATCCTTAAAGACTACGCAGATGCGATCATCGAAACTATTCGCTTTATGATCTTTGCTGCGGATGCCAATAATATTCAGGTTGTAATGGCCCTTCTCAAATACGGCATGCCCAAGAGAGGCAACATAGTCCAATAAGAATGGGCGCATCAGTCACAGTCGGCGTTTGTAGCTGAGCAAATCTTGGCTTGATTAATCGCTTGTTGTTGTTGAACTTCCAACATCTTGGCCATCAGGTCTTCCATCTTATCGAGCCGCTTCTCAACGCCTTCGATTTTCAGGTCTACAACTTCTTGTTTTCCTGACTTAGATTCGAGATTGGTGACCCGCTTATCCAGCTCTTCTGTGTCTTTTGCTGCAGATTCAAATGAAGCAAAAGAAACTCCGGCAGCAAATACCACAGTGATTGTGGGAACAATAAAGTCTTTGAAGTTCATTTTCCTGCCCCTGCCGCGTAGTAGTAAGTAGTCCCTAACCCAGCGGTGACAACTCCGACGACCACTATCGTTTCTATTCTACCAAGCCAACGCTGTGTTGCTGGTCTTTCCAGCCATGGTGAGGGCTTAGTTTCCAGTTCCAACTTGGCTTTATACCAATCAATATCAGACTTCAACACTGTCGTATCTATTTGGTATTGTTGCGCAATCGACGTTGCCCAGACTTCTGTCGCCAAAAGATCTGAGTAATCAGAGAGTGGGACTAGAACTGCGTAACAATTGGGTGTCCCATCCTGCCCCACAACTTGGGCGGGCAAAGGCTTACCTTTCTGGACAGGGTATACCTTATTGCACTGTCCTTTTACAGCTTCCCCTACGGGCGGGCGCTCTAAAAGTGGACCGGCCAAAGCGGCTGAAAGGAGAAAGAAGATCATCTTTTTCTCGCATTGCCCAGATCAGCAAGAGCTGACGCTGCGTCGTCTCCCTCTTTAGCTTTCTTGATTCGGGCTACCTCTTCCTCGAAAGTTTGCTGGACAGCTTCGCCAGCAATTTCAGCAGCAGTGTTCTTGGGCGGAACCATGGGCTTCGCCTCTTTCTTGGAAGTTTTCTTTGCGAATATGAGCGTAAAGATTCCCAATATGAGGGCACCCAAAATGGGGAATACACCATCCAAAACTACCTCACGTCGATGCTAACAGGGCAACGGAAACAGAATTGCCCATGGGAGAGTTACTAATGGACTCAGGACCAGATGTACACCAGACTGACAATCCGGAAGAATAAGTCCAACCAGCCTCAAATAGGTAATGCGCGGTCTCTCCCGCTGGGACTTCAATCATAATATCTGGATTTGTTGTTCCAACAGTTGCGCTTGCTGCATCTACGATTTTCACGTAAGCAGGCAGGTCTGTGTTCAGGGAGTTGTCTGCCTTTATTTGGTAGAGCTTTCCTGAACTATCATTAGAGACATTGTTTTCTGCTGAAGCATTACACTCTATGGTGACGAGAGTTCCAGCTAAGGCAGTCGGAGTTGTAGCAGTACTATGGGGCATACTTAATCCGGCTGAACAATAATGGTTACCAGCAGTTTATTGCTGCCACTCATTGAGGGGGCAGTGTTGTCTGTGGGTGTAGCGTTTCGGGTTGCCCAGAAAGTAAGGTTCTTAAAATGCTTACCATTTGGAATGGCGACTTTAGAGACGTCTTCAGCCAAGCATTTGAAAGTCATTTCTGGGGTAGTGGATCCGACCGTTACCGCTTCTCCGTCAAAGATTCGCAGAAAGCATGGAGCAGCGCCACCTTGGTTATCGATCTCAAAATACAGTAGTCGGCATGGGCCACCAGCAACATTCACATTTGCTGTATTGACGCAGTCATCCTGCTGGATAATCTTAAAATCCAGAGCAGCATCAAACGCTGTTGCCTTTAGGGTCATTCGTCACTTCTTTGAGATTGCAGCCATGGCTTTTTCTGCGGAGTCACCGGCAATGTAAGCCAAGGCTAAGTACAGCCATTGCTCCGAAGCAAGCATACCGAGAGCAAGCAGCCCAGTGCCAAGAGCCAGAACAGCAAGCCGACGCCAAGAGATACGCTTCTGAGAACAAAAAAGAGAATTAATAATATCTTTCATGGAATCACCTATGAAGTGTGGAGGCGGATTTCTACAGCATTTTCTGGAGCAGTCGTGTCTCCAACCGCTTTTCCTGTAGTCGTTGAACTGACATTGTTGGCTACGGTTGTCCCAGCAGCAGTCGCCCAGACACAGATTCCCGCACTGAAACCTAAACCTGTCGGGATGACATAGCTGATTGCTGCTGAAGCAGGCGCGTAAAACTTAAAGTCTTCTTCTGTGGTGCCCGGTGTTGCTGCCGTGTTGTTGTGGACCCGAACCCAACATGGGGCATCATTGCCCGCATTATTAATATAGAGTTGGTATGCGGTCTTTGCGCTTGTAGCTACGACTTCAACAGTAGCGTTGGCATCGGAGTCGATGTAAATCGTACTCCCAACGGGATTGGATAAAGTAGTTGTGGTGAATGCCATGGTAGCTCCTACGAAGTGACAAGCTTAACTAAAGCTGAGTTGCCCGGAGCTGTTTGACTACTGCCCGAAGCAGAAGTTTGGGTGACCATAAAGCTCAGCTCAGTAAAAGGTAGACCGCTCGGGATAATGATTTCTTCAGTTTGTGAAGCTAAGATTTCAATTTTTACATCGGGATCATCTGAATATGCGGCAGAGGCCCCTACCCAAATCTTCAGATAGTTTTTGTTGCTGTTGTTCACAATATTGATTGAAAACAAGCTGCCAGAAGTCCCCGTGACATTGCCATTAAAAGACACAGCCGAACTCTGACTTGTGCCATCTTCCATCACAAGTTTGTATGGGAGAGTATTAGAGGTGAATCCAGTAACAGTGAGTGCCATGAAGAATCCTTAATCGTTAAAGTGGTAAGACTACGTCACAAGTGATTGCTTTCCAGTCATCTGTAGCAGCAACATCACCACCATCAAACCCAGTTACAATTGACGACCAAGACACGGCGTTGTCGGTGCTCTTAAACGCATCCCCATCCTTACAAACCACAATCCATGTGGTGCCGTCTGTTGCAATGTCCTGCATCGTGTCGGCTGCGTCGAAGTTAGTGACTCCAGCGTATGCATGGCCTCCACCATGAGCGGAAAACTTTTTACCGTTCAGGTTGCTGATTGTTTTACCGTCAACGTCGAAGTAAAAGATTTCTTGGTCATTTGTAGTCGCAAAACACACGCGACCGTTTGCAGCACACACGCTTGCTCGTTGCTCATTTGTATTGCTTGGATTTAACGGATGCACAGTTGTGTCGGCTGTTCCAGAACCATCCGTTGTCGCTTTGTTATACGTTAACTCAGGTCTAACCTCATCACTCCAATCAGTAATATCTGATGCAGCGCATGAGCGAACATAAATTTGGCTGGATCGGCTGTAGATCCAAACCCAACTATTATTTGTGAACACGACGCCACGGGACTGACCCGGAACATCCGAGGTAATTGGAGTTGTAGCAGAAAAACTCGCTCCGTCATTTGTAGAATAATACCAGCGATTTTCCTGAGCGAATGCCCAATTTCCTTGGCCGTCCGACGCCATTGATTGGATGCCTCGGTTGGCGTCATGATTTGAAATGCCCGACAAATCTACATTTGTCCAGTTTGCTCCTCCGTCAGTAGACCTGTGAATCCGCTGACCGTTTTGTTTCCCGGCTGACATCCAGGTTCCCGCAGCCGTGCCATCGGCTCGTGCGCCCCACATAATCACGTATTGTTGTCGAACACTACTTAAGTCAGAAGACAAATCAACTTCAGTCCAGTTATCCGTTGAAGTTACGTCTGTACCAGAAACTTCAAGCTCACGGTCATCATGATCTCGGGTAACGATATAAATACCGTTTCCGCTATTGTCCTTACCAAACCCAATATCATACGCAGTGTTGCTATGATCAGTGCTTGAATAAGAAGTCCATGACGTAAGATCAGAGTTTTCGGCGTATGCTACAAAGCCGTTGTGAATACCAACAACCCATCGGGTGGCAGTAGTAGTGCCAGAGGGTGTAGTTAAACCATTGATCTTTTCAATACTGCTTTTTGCAATATTGTTGACCTTTTCAATGTCGTCAGATGCAACATTACTGACTTTTTCATAGTCAGCCATTAAGCAACCTCAATGTAATCTGGGCTTGGGTTAAAATAAATCTTATCTGCCGTAACAGCCCAACCAATAACTTGAACTAAGTCGCCGTCTGTCGATGGGGCAGTTTGGGTCGGCGGACCCTCTGCTTCAGGGGCGTAAAGTCTTCCGGCCACCGTGTAGGTTGGGAATGTACCGGCATCGTGAACGAATCCTTGAAGAACAAACTTACCCAAAGCATCTGCTGAAATGTCTGCTCCAGCCATAGCAACTGCGGGAATGGCGTCTGCATTCCCAGCGGTCATATTTACCTTGTACATCTTTGAGTCAGATGCCTTGAAGTAAACTACGTCTCCACGATTGAGGGATTCGCCAGCAGTAAACACGGCTGTAATTCCACAAATGCTGTTGTCGGGAATAGCAGAGTCTAAATTAATGGCCCTAAAAACATCTATGTTTTGGGTCGCATCAAAAGCCATTGTTGTGGTGGTACCATGGGCATTGCCGATACCAAACTCAAGCATATCTGAACCGTCATCAATACCAATACGAAAGTCTTGTGCATTGCCATCGAACAACAACATTGTGTCTTCTGCACCAGCATCACCGATTGTCAGTTGCGGTGTAGTGCCTGAAATAATAACGTCGGCATCGAATGTCTTTGCTCCTGTAAATGTCTGCGTACCGCTTAAGTGGGCAGTATCTGCATCAAGATATGCGGAAGCAATTGCTGTTCCTTGCCAAGTGCCTGTACTGACAGTTCCAACACCAGTAATATTAGTTTGAGAGGCTGTGGTCAGTGTACCGGCGAAGTTTGTAGCGGTCAGTGTTCCATCAGAAGAATTGAATGTAAGGTTTGTCCCGCTTTTTGGCTCCAGATTACCTGTTGCAGCCGTGGTAAACAGGACATTACAGCTAGTATCAGACGACTCATCTGCCACAGTAACTGCAGTCGCAATGGCTGCTGTGCCAGTAGTGTCCTGATTCAGTGTTCCAACTGTGAAGTCGAGAGTATTGTCGGCATCTTGGTAAGCTACGGTAATACCGCTCTCTGTGTTGCTGCTAACCATCGCACCAACAGTATCTGCTATGTACTCATTTAAAGCAGTACCATCTACAGTGATTGCATCTGCTTCCAGCGTGCCATCGATGTCTGCATTGCCGCTAATGTCTAGCGTAGCAGCGTCCAACTCGCCAGATAGTGTTACGTTACCCACCACCTGAAGGGCTTCGGATGGGCTATCTGTTCCGATGCCAACTTTACTGTTCGAGATTACTACGTCGTTATCTGTGCCCGAACGTAGGTGGACCTTGACTGCAGTAGAATTAACTCTTCCCAGTCGAATACTATCGGCCCCATCTGTTCCGATTTTAATATTGTTGTCTGCACGAATATCGAGCGAACCTGCAGTCGTTATATGTGAAGTGCTAATTGCGGTTGGCTGAAAATGTAAATCGCCATCTACACCGAGAGTCTTGGCGGGCGACGTAGTATTGATACCAACACGATTATTGTCGGCATCGATGGATAGGGTTCCGCTATCTACCTCCAAGTCATCAGCATTTACGACTGTAGCAGTAGTTGTTCCAGAAACAGTTGCATTAATTGTTGGGGATTCAAGACCCATCACCCACCTCGAACATATTCAAAGAAAAACTCGTATGCCCCATCGTTATCTGCTCCACCATCAAAACCGGGCCGAAAGTAGAGACGACCATTTGCGTCCGTCTTTACTGGGATATCGCTGCTGAACACATCATTAATTGGTGTACCTACAAGAGTAGTACTGTACGCCATACGCTCATTAATATCGCCATTAGTAAACGAAGCTGCTTGCCCAAGACGGGGCGTATAGTCCGAAGCGGATCCACCACTTCGAACATAGTGGAACGAACGGAGCATAAAGATTCCAGCTCCCCCACCCGGAGCAGGGAGTTGGAGTGTGGTCTCTTCAGAAGATCCTACATTCTCGTGCGTGCCGGAGACCCGACAGAAAACTCGCTCTGAGGACATGGGGGTCTCCTATCCAATAATCATGTATGTAGCAGTGTCACTGTTGGTGTCATTAGCCGTAATCGTCAGTGTGCCGCTAGTGATAACAGCTTTCGTAACATATCGACTACCGCCATTCATCGTGGCGACAACCGGACGACCATTGAATGCAGCGCCGACTGAAACTGTTGCAGTAGTGCCACCACCGAAGGCTACTTGCCCGCCGATCTGCCCAGAGAAAGCTCCGGGATTCAAAAGGATTGCGCCTGTTGAAGCGTGAACTGCAACAACATGGCCGATCTTAATATGGGGTTTGGCGGCTGTGGGCGAAAGTGTGTAAGCGCCCTCAGTATCTGACAAGTAAACCGGTTGTCCGACAGCCGAAGCACTTGAAGTATCAATATCTGTGATCAGCTTCCATGGGACAGCACAGGCGACGGTAGTTCCGCTATCAACTGCATAATCAGCAATCCAGAGAGTTCCACCGATCTCAGTGAAGTTATCAACGTCCGCTTGGTTAACAGTCATGTGGGCACCGGAAACACCAGTTGCCATGATGATGTCGTTCGCACTCAAGGCTTCAGAAGCCTTTACCTTGACTGCTGCGGAGCGTTGTTTATCGACGGACGGAAGGACTTGACGCTGCTTAATACGCATTTTTTACCTCGGGAAAGTTTTCAGCTCCTACCAAAACAGAAGGAGTATCAAAGGTAAAACTATTCTACCGTATTTTTATTGTTTTTCAAGAGCAGCCTTTCTTTTTAGTCCAGAAAGGTGGACAGCCGCGTCTCTTCTTCGCCTCTGGGCTTCGACATTAATGTCTACTGGATAGGTCCGATTCCAGCGAGTATAGTTACCAATAAGGCTCTTCGTATAATCCCAGATATCTGAATCTAAACCTCGGTTTTTTACATATGCAGCATCAACAATCCTTGGCAATGTTCCAATGAATCCGGGGACTGCCGAGAAAAGAAATCTCCAGTTTGCATGGCCATAAGGTTTTTTTGTTTCTGGGTCTATCCTTACGCCATCAGGATCTATACTTTGAATGATGGCAGCGTGAGAATCATTAATCGGCTGCCATTCAACCCCCAGTTCGGGGTGGTATTGGGTAACACCTACCATCGGATTAATTGTTTCACGAAGAAAGGGGTACATCAGCCCAGTTAAACCATCAAGACCTTTGATTCGGAGGTCTTTGGCTGCAGCCGATTCGCCCTTTGCCATGGCAATGATTGATCCCCCCAAGAGGGCGAAACCCATATTAATCTTAGCAACATCTACAAGAGATTGCATTGGGCCGATACTTGCCCAGTGGGTAACCGTCCGCCCTGTCTTGGCTTTTCGTTCTATCTCCGCCTGAGTAGCTGGCTCGATTCCAGTTACTGGATATGTTTCTTTCATCCAAGGTGGAACATAGGCTGGCGCAAGAGCATCATGATATGAACGAGTCTCAAAAAGCTCTTCCGGACTTTCCATCCCCAAGAGAATGGGCATCACATCTTGTTGCCCTCGATACATTTGTCGGAAAGCATTGAACTGTGTCTGCCCCGCCAAGGTCTCTGCCATCTTTTGGATGTTCGGTTTAGTGATGGGATCCAGAATGGCTGAGAAGAACTGCTTTTGGGCAAGCCGGAACCATCGATAGTATGGAAGAATCTGAAGATGGTAAAGAAGCTCTGCTTGAGAAATCCCATGCTTCCAATCATAGATAGCTTTATTGACTAAGTTGACGGATTCGCTGAGGCTGTGGCCCTCTTTCATGAGGATTAAACCTGTCCCCACCCGCTGCCGCTGTTGCATAGCGACAACAGAATCTTCAACTATTCGATCCCAATCTTTAAGAAACTTCTTTGCTCGGGCCGGAACCGCGCCCATGAGTTTACTGAGTTTTCTGAACTCCGGAGTCGTTCGTGAAAGCTGTTGAGCTTCCCGGACAAGGTCTTCGGCGATCGGAGTTTCCAGAACTCCACCTTCGATAAATGCCTTTCGGATTTGATCGCCCGAATGGATTGGGCCATCTTTGCCCACTCGAACAAAGAAATCTTTCCCCTGCCAGAAGTCCGCGATGTGTGGATTATAAATGGTCTCCACAGTTGATCTTAAGACTGGTTTTTTATGTCCGACCTTTTTAGATGTATTACTAATGTGGTCTTGTAGGGCTCGACCAAGTACTGGTATGGTCATCACCTCATTTTGTGCGAAGATCTTTGAAGCTGTGGTAAAGCCGATCTTCTTTTCAAACCACATTTGATTCCAATCTCCAGCCATTTGGAATTGGATATGGCCTTCGCTTCGAATAAAGAATCCACGAGTAAGGCCCTGCTTCAATATTAATAGATACTTTCGGCCAAGCCAGAACGCCGAGTTAGTTCCAGCAGCCGGGTCTAACGCTGGGAGGGCATCCAGAGTCTTGATGTCACCATCCAGAGACTTAGCAAGCTGACGACGGATCGGGGCAAGAGCCAGAAGATTATCCCCATCTGGGCCCAGAGCAGTGTTCACTAGTTTTTGGGTGAGTTCTTCTGATGTTCGTGCGAGGCCCCGAAATAGTATCTTGACCTTGGGGTTTGCGGATGAGTGCCCAAGAGTGCGTAGGGTGTTGAATACGAGATCCACATCTTTGACACTGGTAAACTCGCCTGAAAAGAACCGAGTAAGGTCTTTTGCTTCAGCCGAAGTGATTACACCGCCCATAGATTTCCGGGCAATGCGGCCCAGATCATGTGTCATGGAGCCCCAAAGAGTCGCCATTGCGCCAAGGGTATGGACACGGACAACACGAGCATCAAGATTCGTAATCTTTGTGCCATCCTTCAACTCTATTTTTCCGACATGTGGCTCAAGATGCTTTGCTGTCAAACCCCACATCTTTTTCGCCATTTCTTCATATGAGCTTGAGTTGGCGATAACCTTCCGAGCTTGAGAGTAGAGAGTTTTTCCCAGTCCCTGCGAAGCTGTCCATCCTCGGGGTAGCCACATGCGGGATACACCAAGGATAAATGGGTTCGCTCCGTCCCGGAGAAGGCTTTGGACATCAGCATAGCCTTGGGCAGCATCGACTTTCTGGGTTTCTTTTGCCCCTTTCTTCCCGCCTTTTAGGGCATAGGTGCCCTTATCGGCAGCGGCATACTCTTTTGCCCGCTCAAAATGCGTCTTCGGTCCGACATTCATTACAGTCGTTCGATTCATCGTCATTGTGTAAGATTGCGTACCATCCAAATACATATGTATTTTACTGACTGCTGCGTCTTGGTCGCCTACACCCCGAAGAATACTGGCAAGTTCCCCCTTGGACTGGTCAAAGAGATTTTCACCCGCTTTTAAAATGTCATCTTGATGCTTACTGGCCAATCCGATTCGGGCAAGTTGTGGGTCAAACTGCCAGACAAGGGCATTAAGGCCTTTGTACAGAAGCCCCTTTACACCGGGATTGTTGATCGAGTAAGCAATACTGGCTTCAGCCATTTCAGATGCCAGCTTAAGCTCTTGATTCTCTGGTAATAATCTTTCTGCCCAGACAGCCAGAGAGGTTGCTAAGTCATCTTGTAAGGCTCCCGCCTCTCTTGCTGTAATCCTGACGGGTCCACTGGATTCTAAGACTGATTTCAGGAGTTGACCATCTGCCCCATTCCGGGCAATCGTCTGCTCAAGAGCGTCCTCTCCAAACTCTTTGACGATTTTATTCCGTAGCCCAGCGGGATTGATTTCCAAAATAGAACTATTGAACTCTAATGATTCCCGAACAATGGGGGACTCCAACTCTTGAATCATTTCTCTCGTCGATGTCCACTGGCCCTTTTTGCCTGAGAAGCGGACTTGCGCAGCTTGTAGATTAAAGCGCATGTTCCCAGCTTCAGGGCTGAGGACTAAGGAATAGCTATTGCGATGAGCAAAGTCGAATGTTTCTGCGATAGCGTGGGCTTCTTCTGTCGAGTTCTTCAGCGGACTGGGAACCTCAAACTCTTTAATGAGAAACTGCCCATCATCCACGGTGCCTGAAATCTTAATCCCATTTGCTGTATCGAGGGAAGCTTCTGTCACATCTGGGGTAAGTCGAAGAGCCATCTTGGGCATCGGTACATTCGCTGGACCCACTTCTTTGATGGCTTTGCCAAAGATTTTTTGCCCAATGTGGGCATTCTCTTTTACTGTTTGAAGGCCCGTTCGGGGGAATAGGCTTATCGTAGAAGCTTTTTTGCGGGATACTTCGGCCAGCTTACGGAAATCATCAGCTCCCTGCTTTGCAATCTTCCGCCAACGGGCAGCCTTCTTAGCCTTTTTTACTTTTTGGTGGGTTCTGAACAGAGCATCAATCACTTTCTGTTGTTCTGACAGGATCTGCCCAGTCAGAGTAGTCCCTTTAGCTTTAGCTTTCTGATCCTTGGTACCCTTTAGGTCTTCCTTTCGCTTATTAATGGCAGCTTTGAGCTTCTGTGGGTTGGCCGCATATGCTTTTGAGACAAGAGATTTTAGCTCTCGGTTTGCCCGAACTATCTGAGGTAAGAGTGACCGGCGCTTCTTATTTAAAAGCGCATAGTTTTCTTCCATTTTTGTAAGAGCAACATCCCCAACGAACAACTCTTCTGCTTTCTTCAATCGTCGGCTTTCTGCTCGGCTTTGGTCCAGAAGTTTTTTATACAGATCTTCTTGTTCTTTTGTGATGACACCTTTCAGCGCTTCTTGGGCAGCCACATCACCCGCTTCCGCCTTAGCGGTCAGCAGATCGTATTCTTTTTGCGCCATCTTATTGACGTATCGCCGATCTTTACGGGCCTCTTTAAGTTCCCAGTGCGCATCCTTGTAGCGGCTTTCAATCTCTTTAAGCTTTTTATTCCACCCTATTGGGCCTTTCGATTCCCGAATAGCTTCTAGAGTTTTTTGGAAATCTACCCGGTTCAGCCCCAAAAAGGTTGATCCTCTCTCCCCAATCTTTAAGTCCTCAAGAACCTCTCTCGCTTTTACGGAACCGTTTTTTTCAATCCATTGTGTGGCTGCTTCGAACTCCCGCTCTAACCCTGCGTCACGCAACATCCGGGGAAGTTGGGGAGTCCCGATGTAATCGACTTTACTTGAAGCCTTATGTGCGTCCAGCTCTTCTTTGATAACCGAACGCGCATCTTGCAGCTTCAGTACTTTCCTTTGCAGTTCAAACCACTGATGGCGTGATGAAGAGGATGCGATGACCCGGAGTTCGGTTTCTGTTTTCTTTATCGTATCTTCTATTTCTTTTCTAATAGCTTTGAGGTCAGTAATCTGGTCGATTAGCTCTTTATGGGAGGCGGGAGCTTCAACCAGATTGTGCTGTTTCAGGGCATTCTTTTTCCTTTCATTTAGGAATGTTTGAAGCTCTATAATCAAAGACCGACGAGTGGTTTCCGCTGTTAGGTAAGCCCCCGATTCATCAAAGAGGTCTGCCATACGGCGATTAAAATCTCCGGGACTTGTCTCAAGACCTTCCATAATCTGGCCCGGAAGGGGATCTCTTTGTATTTGAACAAAATCAGGAGAAAGGTCTTTTGTTTTGCGAAAATCATCCAGAGTTTTTTGATGTTTCCATATCCCGACAAAACTAGTTTCAATCGAATTAAGTTCATCGATCTTAGCTGATACAGGTGAAAGTTGACCCACCATTTGCTGAACTTGGTTCTGCATATAAACGTATTTCTGGAAAGGTACGCTTAGGCTGTTCTCTATAGCCAGTTGAGCCTCGTATTCTCGAAGCTTTGCGGCTGACTTCTCCAACCCACGCCGAATACCTTTCTGCTTTCGGTATTCGATATACAATTTCCGCATTTCTTTTTGGATATCATCAACACCAAAGCGCAAGAGAGCTACTTCTTCTGACTTGAGTTGAATCATGTCATCAAGGATCTTGTAGATGTATGGGTCTTTTTCGGCTGCTTTCCTCAGTTTGATGACATCTTTAATGTCAAACTGCCTGCCCATAGAGTCCACAACAAACGGATGCTCTGGACCGTATGGCAAAGAATTATCGAACTGTCTCAGATCATCCTTAGCTTTTTTGACTTGGCCCTTCGCCTTCTGGACAGCAGACGCCGCTTCTTCCAGATTATCGAATAGTGGAAGAAGAAACTGCGGCGCAGTTTCTCGAACAACCATCCCCGGTCGATTGAAGAGCGGACCCGGACCCTTGTCCGCATGCTTAGCCTGATACGCCTCTAGAACTTTATCGAGATCAAGCTTGGCTAAGTCATTGGCCGGAAGACTAAAATCGTGAACACGGAGTGTAGTGTTTGGTACATCTTCTACGGAAACTCGAAGTGGGACTCCTGCTTCTTCAAGATCCTTGTAGAGTTTCATAACCGGGGGCTGTTTAAGTCCATCACCTGAACGGAAACCATACCCCTTGTTTTTTGCCTCTTTCAAAGCCTGCAAGTAGAGTTCGAAGCCCATACCCCTATGCCGAAGATTCTCCGGGATTTCGGCTGAAAGGATCTTCAACTCTCCGAGATCCATCTGGAATCGAATACCTGAAACAAAACCAGAAGGGGAACCTTCGGGAACCGCCGCAGCAGCTTCTCGAATCTCTTTTGACGTGATCGACCCAATCTTCGGAGAATGTGGAATTCGGGCATCAACCTTAGCTGCGATGGCCGCTTCCTCAGCACTCTTAGGTGCTGGTCGAGCCACACCTCCGGGCTCAAACTCTGTTCTCCAATGAGTCTGCCTCCGGGGGACTGGCAGAACATTTGCTTTGGCGTCGTTTAAAGCTATTTCTGCTTTTTTAAAGTTATCAATAGCCTTAGCGGCTATTTTTTCTTTCGCAGTAATGGTATCAACTATGCGCTCCCGCTCCAGCATAGTCTCCACTTGCTTATAGGGAATCGTATCAACCGCTTCTGGGGCGGTATTCTTTAGTTCTTTCTGAGAATCACGATACGCCTGTTTGATTGTTCGGCGATGTTCGTCGAGAGAACTGATTGTCCCAGAAGGTTCTCCCAGTTTACCCTCAACGTATGTTTGTAGTACCTGCGCTTTAGCTGGGTCTTCTTCACGCAAAGTTTGTCGAAACTTATCATAGGTCATGGCAGGATCAGCCGCTGCTTCATCCATCCTGTCCGCAAACTTGTTCAGTTTATGGAAGCGATGGAGCTTTAAGGCCATGCTGATGCCCTTTCCAAAGCCCAGAAGACTCAGTGTGATCAGGTCAGGATCAACAAAGTACGTCATGAATGGCGCGACAGCAGACCATTTACTATTCTCTGTGCTTTCCCTTGCTTTGAACTGCTCCGCTTTCGACGCCCCAAATGCTTTTGCCATCATGGCGGACATTTCACCCTGAATAGCTCGGCCTTCGTCTAAGTGGTAGTGGCCCCGAAGAAAGGTTTCAACTTCCTGTTCGGGTGTGATGCCCAAGTCCCGCATAATATCATCGGTATCAGGGGCGCTTAGTTCTATCCCTAATGCTCCTGCTGGCAGATTAGCTGCTGCAACTGTTGAGGATAGGAAAGGATTGATGTAAGCGTAAGCATATAGAGCCGCATCATCGATATCCATCAACTCTTTGCCATTCTTTGTTAGAACATCTCGAATCATCTTCATCTTGATCGCTTGATAGTCCATCGGACTCATGCGCATTGTCCAAGATAATGTCCCTTCTCGTGCAAGCTCGTCAACTGTGGGGTTGAAGACACCATAAGTATCTTGGGGCAATCCAATCTTTCTGCCGATCCAGTGGGTATTTCCGGTTCCAACCTTTCGTTTTGAGAAAGACAGGAGACGACGTTCCCATGCTGGTTTTTCCGCAAGGTCTTCAACTACCGGAACATTCGAGTCATAGAAAATCGAATCCCGCATTCGCAGGCCAACTGAAATGATATCGCTAGCAGCTTTATCGTGTGCAATCTGGTGGACTTCTCTCAGTTGTTCTGGAGAAGCATTTGTGTAGGACAAACCCCGATCTTGGAGAATGTCTCTCGTATAAGCTCTCGTCAGCAGTGGAAATGTTGTATCAATATCCAGTGCTACTTTCCCTGTTAGGGGATCTCTTGTGGTGTTGACACGAAGACGCTTAGACGGGCCTACCCCCGTTGTTTGGATAACCGCACTATCTACCCCGGCTAAGAAAGACTCTACCCCTTCTTGGGACTTAAGCATTTCTGCTTTTTTCTTTTTTAGTTCCCGAACAAGAGTGCCCCTTTCCGCTATGAGCTTTTGGTCTTCCTTGTCGTAAGAGCTGCCGACAATAACATCGGTACGAGCGCGGGGCGCTTGGGGAAGATTTGCTATGGCTTTTTCGACAGAATCAATTTCATTCTGAAGATCTTTAAGCTCAGAAGATTTTCCCATTTGAGCGAGAACTTCACGGGCAAACTGCACACGATTTTGTTGTGCGGGCGTCATATTGCCCGCTTCGAAATCTAAATCAACTCTCTTTCGAAAAGGCTCACTCTGAATATAATGTCGAGTGAAATACATATGCTTTTCTTTCTCGTCAATCTGAGTACCCTGAGAAAGACTATGACGAAGATTCAAAGCAACTTCTGGGCTAGCGTGTCGAGCCAGAGTCGGAGAAAGCTGAGGAAGTTCTGATTCTGGGGTGCCCAGATCAATTATATTTTGTTGCTGTTTAGCAATCTGTGCTGGTGTTTTTGGTTTAGGAACAGCCCCTGTGGCGAATACAGGCTCGTCTACCGGTTCTCCGATAGCTCGCTTGTAGTCCGCTTCAGCTCTTTCCCAGAACTTATCATCGTCTGCCTGCTGGGCAAGCGTCAGAAAAAATCCCGGTTGAAAGCCTGAATCAGGGAATTCTTTTTCGTCTGCCATTATACGCTCTTACTCGGTTGGAGCTGCTTCATATAATGTTGAGTCACAGGTGAAACCGTCTTCGTCTTTTCTTCTCCCCCTTTATCTGTGGGCAGTACTGCCCCACCAACCGATGCGGCAGGCGAACTTTCTGGTTCCTCTGCAGGAAGACTCGGCAATCTCTGTCTGAGAGCTTGCATTCGAGCTTTCTTAGGTCCAGTGACGGTACGGGGGTCTCCTGCAATCCCTCGACGTTCTTTTACCTCAGCTTGGTACCCGGCTTCTCCACCGTATTGATTCTCTAAGCGTTCCATGTTTTGCTGCTGAAGCCCGATAAAATGCTCGGTACCCTTATTCAGATCAGTAAAATTGGACTGCTCAAACCATTCCATAAAAGCAGGATGATTCTGGATACTCGCATACGCTGCTTGTTTTCGAGTGTCGTAAATCGGCGTATTCTTCAGAGCTTCGGCCATTTGCCATTGTTCTCCGGCTCTAATGAGTAGCTCTTGTTGCGTTGGGTCAAGCTTATCAAAGTTATGTGGAAGACGTTTTCGGGCATCTTCCGAAACTCGACTGAGCAGATCTTCCGTTCCCGGAGTCACTCCCCGTTCGGCTTCCCGTTTTTTCATGTACTCATCGTACTCAACGAGGGATGCGTGTCCTTGTGCTGAAACTTTATCTATGTACTTCAGGAGTGCGCCTGCCCCCTGCCCTCCCAAAGATTTTGAGAGCTTAGTCGAAAACTTAGAGTACTCATCCTTAGCTTGTTGGCGAACATCAAGGGCTGCTGCTTCTAGATTCAATGAAGGTTCGAGTGCTCTATTGAAGTTTGTAATCTCAGGTGTCGAGCCGACATAGGTCATGCCATCTGGATTCGATACTGAACCAGCATTCAGCGCATCATAAAGTCCCCGCACGCCACCAGATACTCCCCTCCGTTTGAGGTTTTCATTCAGTGCCCCAAGAACATTAGAATGATCTCCCCTAGCGTTAGCCTCAGTAAAAAGCTCTGTTAGTTGATTAAGGACTTGCTGTTGTGATCCAATATCTGCGATATTGAGATTCCCCTCCGCATCTGTGAACTGTGTCATTGCAGTCCACGCATCAGCAAAGCGTAGTTGAGTATCCGATGAGGCGTGATTTATGTCCGTTGCAGCAGCCCATTCATTGTCTGCTTCGTGCATTTTTCCAACTAAATTGGCGAGAGCAGTTGCATTCTGGCCGCGAACTTGATTGGAACTTTTCATGACTTCAACAATATGTTTGATGAGGTCAGGTGTCTTTGACATGAGAGCTTTTCTGGCCTCTCGATCGCCCTCTTGCGCTGCTTGTTGGAGTGCTACGAACTCACCGTAGTACTTCCTTTCGAGTTCCTCTTTAGATTGAATAAGGGCGTCTCGATTAGCGCGGGCTCTATCCGAACTCGCCCGAACTTGGCGAAGCTCCTCTGGTCGGGTATCCGGAGCCAACCGAAAAAAGTCACTAAACTTTTCAAGCGCACTTTTGCCCTTGCTAGCCTGTAAGTACTGATTGATTTCAGGGCTCGCCCGGATAAGAGCTTCTTCTAATACTGGATCCATTTTTTTAGTCATTACTCTTGTTCCTATTCTGAAAGCTTCCCACCCTCGGGAGCAACAACATCGAGGGGATTACCTAATCCGCTTAAACCAAAAAGCAGTCTACCGCCTTTCAATAGAAGATTTGATGCCAATGCATCATCCTGAGCCCTAAGACCTGCAAGATATTTTTCATCATCTTGGAGTTGTTGATACTGAACCAGCCTCTCCGTTGCAGCAGTCTTTTCAACATCTGCGGCAGCTTTTGCTGCGCCTTCTCCAGCAGCTTCAATATACTGAGATTGAATATTGGCTGCCGTCTCGCTTAATCCGGGGGCCGGAACTCCAGAACTTGTACCACTGGCCATCACAGCCCGCTCGGCTTCCTCCCCCCCTTGACTTGCGAGATTAATCCCAGCCCGAAAGGCAGAATCTTTTCTCTGTTCCAGCTCTTCCCGGCTCGGCCCAAGGCGGCCCATAAGGGCATCTTTTCGTCGAGCCGCAAGATCTTCCGAGAATTGTTTTGTGGGGTCTTCTCCGAGAAAAGGCTTAAGGGCTCCGTATCCGACCATCCCAAGGGCCGAACCTGCTAATGCTGACTGCAAAGGGCTTGCTTGGCTAATTGCCCCTTCAGCGGGATCAGTTCCATTTTTGTTCGGCTTACCGAGCGACATAGCGGGTTCCTCCGTTATTTATTAAACCAGACGTACTTCATATTTCTAACACGAATCATCGTATTTAAGGCCTGAGAAGATACACCAATTGTGTAGTGGTGCCATCCAAAGTTCTTTTCCTCATTGAACTGGATAAGTTTATGGCCGCTCCATGTTCTTCCCAATCCGGGATCTGTCAGGAAACTAGAATAGGTTCCTCTTGCTAAAGGCAACTCAAACCTATGCCCCGGTACTACATCTAGAGAAAATCCGTCCCGTTTTAATAGAGCAAGGAAACAACGCTCTACAGAATTGGGCACAGGCTTAAAAGAATCCGTTTGCCACGGATGAGTTCGGTAGTTCTCTTCTCGCGTTATATCAAACGCAGCGCCGTCAGATGGGCCTTCGGGTCGTCCATCATGCCCAATAGAAACTTGCCACGTAAGAGCAACTAGGCCTGAACTTGGGACAAAAATACTGACACCACAGCCGGGGATGGGGATATATTTTTCATGGATGGTCATCCCCTTCCAGAGGTTTCTATCAAAATGGGTCGGCCCAAGATCAGAAGAAGTTTTAGACCGGGCTAATGCTCCCCGACGAATCATGTTCATCGGAATCTGCGCTTCTTCTTTTCTATAGTCCGGGTAGTTTTCACTTGGCTCATTCAGATTTGAAGAATCGATATGCCCATTAATGACATCGAGACTTTTACTGCCAGCTACGCGGGGCGTTGGCGAGTATAGCGCCCGGTTAAACTTATCTGCATCGAGCTTTGATGCTGGTGTGGCGATCGTTGGAATAATTGTTTTTGGCATTACTCAGTTCCCAAGTTCCCATGAGAGTTTGGAACATAATAAAGTCGATTTCGTTTTCCTGATATGGCCATGTAGGAAAACTCTGTGCTTGAAACATGAAAACCCAATTGATCGAACTCGCTGCTGTTAGCATTGAGTGAAACACCGACTCGAAAAGATCTGACTTTCATACTCTTAATGTCGGGCTTTGTATCTCCGGGATATTCATGAGAAAGCGGAATAGATCTTGATGTAAATAGGTGCCTGAAACTAAAGTTCTGCCCATCCCGAGTTGCTGGATAGCCCAGCTTGGGGCTTTTTGGGACACAGTCAATGTAGCGTTCTGTTACGGGAATCGGATAGTCTTTGTAGTCTCCACCGTTTATTGAAACGGATGCGTACAAGACTATATAGAATGCGCCATGTCCGGGATTGTCTGGTGCTTGTTGATTGTGGTAGTTTCCAATCAGGCGGAGAACTCCGTCAAAAAGAATAACTATTCCGCCGATATAGTCTCGCGTTGATGAGTCAACGAGTTCCGCGTTTGCAGCAACCGAAAGCCCTCTCAGGAATGTGGGTCGAGTTGGTTTTCCGACTGGGCCTTCAGCCCCACAACTCCAGTGGTTTAATTCTCCTGCAGCAAAAGAAGTCAGGACATTACCCGGATCAGAAGCAGAATGGAGCCACACACCCGGAGGTAGTGAGTCGTTATCATAATAGGAGGTAGACCCAGAATGGAGAATGTATCCGCGAGATCCGGTTGTTGTTTCTCCAATAAAAGAAGCAGAAAGGTGCTCGTGATTAAGCGCCCCAACTGATACAACATCGCGGTCAATCCGATTCAGCTTAAATTGAAGATCATTAAAGATCGAGGTGAAAGGAGCTGAAGTGAATGCCTGCCCGTCTGAAACGGGAGTAAAGGAGAAATTAGTAAAAGATTCTCCAATAGTTGACCCGGTTCCGGGAAGTTCAACTACTGTTATTTCTTCGAGATCTGGTGGAGCAAACTCGGGCATAGTTACCTCTTCATTTCTACGCAGAAAAGTTCACGAGTGGTGACATACGTGCTCTTATAAAGACTCGGGTCAGCGCACCGACCAACTAATTCGATCTCACATTCTCCTGAAACTACTGGAACAAGCGCATCTAAACTAAAGCAAGCAGCACCGGGGTTCGCATCACACCCTGCTGGATCATCCCTTAAATCGAAAGCATCTGTAATACTCTCGGTAATAAGTTTTCCGTTTACACGTAGAGCATACTGAACCATAAACGGGCCGTCAGAAGACCGGAAACCCATCACACGCGCATTGCTTATTTGCTGGAAAGACGCGAAAACCCACAACAAGGAATCATCAGATGAGAACTGCCGATTCTGGAGAGTTGTCCAGCTTGCGTTGTTTTTTACTTTTACCCTTCCAAAGCCGCCGTATGAATCAGTATCGAGAAAATCTGTGTCTGAGTTGTAAGCGAATTTTGTCGAACTAGTTCGATCTAGCTCGTATGGGGTATAAGCAACTTCTTGGATTAGGGTTGAAGCATTCCGGTCGATGATCCGTTTTGAAACAGGGCTTGGACCACCGGGAATAGCAACAAAGTTATGCTCATTAATGTCAGCATCTTCTTGAGTAAACTGACGAATGTTTTCATTAACTTCATCTGGATCAACCGGTTCGAATCCTTGATGTTTATATTTTGGATGTCGCCAAGCCATTATCCTACCCCTTCTTTGGGCGGTTCATTCGCATACCACTCGGGCGAACAGCCTCTTCAACCGAGAATGCGATAAACTCGATTGGCGATCTACGTGCCTTATTCGAGATTAACGCACCCTCTCGGTAAACATGTGTTGGAGAAGCCGAGCCTAGGATCTTCCCCGAAGAGTCTGTATACGGGGCTGCCTTAGAAAGTGGGTGAGTCAACGTCCGCTTAAAGACGAGCTTAAATGCTTTGCATGATGGGATGAAAATATCCTTTCGTACCCAAAAAGGCCGACGCTTAGAGATATAGGTATCATCGGTGCCCAAGAAAGTGTGTAAATCATCTGATCCTTCATCTGAGCCCCATGTAGCAGGAGGATCAGTATTACTATGGAGATCCAGCTCAACTGTATCTACAGCTTTATTCTTTCTCCAGTCTCGGTAGATATCTACTTCAATCTTTTCTTGTGTAGACGTTTCTCGAAACCACACCTTTACAGTCAGTGGAGTGCTTCGCTCTTCACTCAGACCATTGATCCATGAAGTCTCAATGAATGGGTGATCTCGATGAAGTTCAAAATCTACCCACTCATGGTCGAGAACCCAGACATCTGGGTAAACTAAAGGCGTCTTCGGTAACTCCACCTTAAAGGTACGTTCATTTGTTTCTGATGCGTTTGTCGTAATCGGGGGTGAATCTGGATCTTGGTCCCCTTCCCTACGATCAGAAAATGGGAGATCAAAAATAACCTCATCCTTATATCCGAGGAATTCTCCATCGGGCCTTCCCGCACCTAAGATATAGTTTCGGTGGTCTAATGTTCGACACGCTGCTTGAAAGTTTTCCCCATTACGAGTCTTCCAACCTTGACCATCATAAACAAAGCACAGATTGTTCGTGTTGCTTTCATCTACAGCTACCCAGCAAAGATACTCGAATCGGCCTTCATCAATTGCAGAGCACGCTTGGGGGACTCGTGCGCGATTTATTCGACGGGTCTCATGTTGGATTGCCTCTGAAACGGGAACAACCTTTTCACCATCAAACCGGTAAAAGTAATTCGTCCCTAGCCAGATAACTGAACCATCAGGCATTGTTTGAATAGAGCTTGGGGCGGAACAGCCGATTTGATTATTGAGGGATGCTGAAGTGAATCCTGAGTTATCAGAGTTTGGGCGAACCAGATAAACACTGTGCTCGGTAAAGACTAAAAGCCCACCTTGGGTCGCCTTCATTCCGGTGATTTGCCCGGTAGCGTCAGGCACAAGCTCTGATCCGAACTCGAATGTTCCCCACATACCGGGAATGGAATAGCGGATTTTACCCGGAAAGGTTGTGAAGTTTGCAATCCACAATCGTCCAAACGCTACTTCACAGAGTTTAAACTTCGGTACAGCTACAATGTTTTTTGGCTGCGCAGCTAGATGTGCATCTGGATAGTTGTCAGGGAAATCTGTAGAAATATTTTCAGGTATTGTAGCAAAGTCTGAAAGTTCGATTTCATGTGACCCACTGATGCTCGCTGACGGGTAAGAGTAGAGCGCGGCTGTTCCAGCATTTCTCAGATCTTTTGTCCGAAATAGATTCCGACCTGTTGTTCCTTTGGGCCCGATAGGGATGTCGGAGACATGGAAAGACTGCCGAAGCGCATCAGGAGAATCGGGCTCAGCAGAGTCGTCCGTCCCATTCCATGTAGAAGACCTATAGTCGAGGCGTTGCGCGGCACTTCGGGGAGAAATCGGAGAAAGGTTTCCCCAATGGTCAACCCACTGAACTGCGACTTGCCATGATCCGGGTTCTAGGTGGCCAACACTAGAGCGTAGTTTGCTCGGTTTTTTATGGTTTCCATCGGGCTGAGTAACGACTGTTCCGATTTGACCAACACCGAAAAGGACATGGCTTGTACCGCTGCTGTCGTATCTTCGGGTACCTTTATGTACACTGTACCCCTGCATATTAGTTTTCCAATCTTTTCCATCATCATCCGAACTATTTGGACCTAGGATTGTTGGAGCACTCGGTGGCTGCTGATACCCCAAAGGAAGAATCACTTCTCCGTCATAAAAATATGCGCCGGGATCTGACTCCCCTTGAGGGACGATGATGATACCGGTGGGAGTGGCTACAAACTGAGTTGGAAACCTGACCTTGGGTGAATCATAGGCCGTTGTTTCTAGGGCAGTTTTTATGTAAAGACTACTCAAAACTTCTGGCCCGACTAGGACTCTCCAACTCTGCGTATAGCCCTTGTGGACAAGGAGGCTATCCCCACGCTGGACCAGCAGAACGTCCCGCTGCCCACGGTGTAGTCTTGCGTGGAAGATTCCGTGTATTGGAACATGCTTCCCATTTTCTTTCGTTTGAAAGGTTTTTACGTCGTAAGCGTCTTCTTGATAGGCAATGCTGATCAGCTCTTCCTTCGCATTAACTTCGTAGAGTTCGTCAGAAGAAGAGCTACCTGAAAAATCCGGCATCCTAGGGCAGTAAGGGATAATGCCCGCACATGACTTAAGAGTATTCTCTTCAGTACGGGCAAAGTTGTGGATCCTTTCCGCCAACTCAATCGGCGTAAAGATCTTCCCAGAAGAAACCCGAAGCGTTTGCGGCTCTAGCTTTTTTCGCTTTGCTTCATCTGAAGGCATCTACGCCTCCGCAGATAAGATACTATCAAGAGCTTCGGATGTGAGGGTAGGACTAACCAGAGTTGCGGTAGCAGCTTGAGGCAAAGAATGAAGCTCATAGCTACGCAAGTTGTTGTGCTCGCTTGTGATCCGTTCTTCTCCAAAACGGACAGAAGCAAACACAGCTACCCACCGCTTGTCCGAAAGGACTTCAAGCGCAATTACAGTGGCAAACTCCCAATGATTATTGGTCTGCTTGCGTCGGTACATTGCTCCCGGAATAGGGGCATCAACAGGTAGATCGAGGGCTTCACGTAAGGCTTCTTGTTCCATCAGGATTCTCCGGTTTTATCGACTAAGAATCGATAACCTCTTCGACCGTGTCCGCCCGCTCTTGCGAGCCGTTTGCGGAATACACCAGTCGGTAAGGATCCATACCTATTCGAGACAGTAGTGAGCTGCTGTAAGTATACAGCACGGCTGGCCTGTGAAAGCTCGTAAGCGCCTAAAGATTCATAAACTAGGACCAAAATCTTGTGGATCAAAATGCCGATGGCTTCCGGTGGAATCTTTGGAACAGCCTGATCTTCTAAGAGGGGCTTCGGTTTTCTCAGACAACGAACATCAACGGTATACGCAGCGTCGGGCAATGGGGATAATTGAATGCCCGAGTAGCCGTGAGTTTCTGTGTAAGGCTCTGACAGGTTGATCAGATTACCTTTGTAATACTTCTGCCCGTCATGGCCCGGATCACGATCGAAGTAGTAGAAACCTTCGGTGTCTTGATTTGTTGAGCCTACAGTGTCTGCTGTAGAGTCTGTCCGACGAACATAGAACCGTTTCCAATATCCACTTCGGTAGTACTCATCATATGATGTTGTCGATGGAGTAAACCCGTATGCTGCGCCAAGATCCGGAGTCGTAATCTTGACGACTTTGGATGTGCTGGAGATTCTAATCTTTTCACTGATCGGAGAAGGCGCACTCTCGAACTTGGGACGACGATGATACGTCGGAGTCCCTTCTGCCCCAGCCGCGATACCATCAAGAGGATCGAGGCTGCCCCAGCAGATTGTGTAGAAAAACTCGTACCCTGCAAGCTGCGGTTGCCCAAAGGTTGTGTCCCATGTCCCGTCTTCCGTCTCTACAATAGGCTTATATGTAGGTGCGGGTAGCTGGAAGAAGTCTGTGCGGAAAGCTTTTCTTGGACTCCCCGAAGAGTTGGAACCCTGAATATCATCCCACCACTGCTCTTCCGCTTCTTCTGTGTAAATCAAGTTTACAGGATCACGGTGCGCTTCATCCCATAAACGAATGCTCCGAACCTCAATCAAGTCAGCCGGAAGATAATAGGAAGGCGTTACGATGCGATACTTTAAAGACGAATACTCAGAAGAAGCTGAAGAATCTGTCCTTAAGTCTAAGGGCTGATCCAGAACAATGTAGTCGGTGTGCGTAAGGGAAATTTCTTTCCAACGGATACTCCGAATCTTCCGGCGATGAACTCGGCCAGTAGAGTCTGTAATCTCAATGGTTCTCCCCTCAAAAGGATGACCTAACTGTAGAGCTTCAGCACTATGGGCCGCGATTTCAGGATCCCATTGGACAATGTTCGCATCATCACCAGCGGGAGTTCTATCCGCAGAAACGGTATAAGTTCTCTTCCAAACGATTCCGTCAGTTTCGACGTTCGTTGATTGAGTTACTCGGTCATTTGTAATCGAGTCAGCCGAAGTAATCGTGACCTGACTACGGAAAGACACCTTATCTTCAAAGAAGAGATAAGGTGCCTCTAGAGCTAGCTGCAAATATGCACGGTTAATGAACCGGTTTAACTTTGCTTCTAACTGTTCGGAGGTGTCGGGCTGCCAATCAATCTGATCAAAGACTGCTTGCCGAATGTCGGCACGGTTCATCTTTCACGTCCCTTGGGGACCAGACTGGCAACCCCTCCGATTTAGTTTAACCGACGCAGTTGATCCAGCACTCGACATTTGCCGAAGCACCAGTAGCAGTAGCGACACCGAAGCTTGCGTCTGTAACAGCGCCAGCAGCATCAGCAGTACCGGCAACATCACCAGCAATCAGACCGAGGTTGGCGGTAACTCCACCGCCGTCAGCCTTAACAGCGCCCTTTCCGCGCTTCTGGATAAATCCATAAGAGCCGGAAGCGATGGTATGCTGCGCTACACCTACAGCCGTACAAGCATGGGTATTAGCAGGGATCAGTCGAACACTGTAGGTTGTCGCCCCGGCAGCGAATGAGCAAACTTCTCCAGCGGCCAAAGCCTCTGAAGCATGGACATAGATCCAAGTTTGCATACCGGCGTTATTATCAACACTATTAGCACCACTCTTTGTGGCAGGAAGAGTCACTTCGTAGCCGAGAGGAAACCGCTGCGGAGAAGCAGTAGTGCCCAGATCGACTTGGGTAACAGTAGATGTAAAAGCAGTTCCGCTCATGGTAAGTCTCCTAGACTAAGCGATGTTTCCACCGGTAACGGCGAAGTTAGCGGCAAGGAAGTCACAGTACATTCCCATGTAAAGAACGTACTCAAACTGGTGGGCGTCCATGTCGGGGCGACGGAGAGGACCACGGACTGAGAAGTCGCCCTTGGTTTCCATCTTGTCATCACTTCCGAGAGTGTACATGTGCCAAGTAGAAGTCTTCAGTCCGTAGATAACGCCATCGTCAGCGCCACCGCTTGAGAACTGCGCAGTATCGAGGAAGTCCTCGATGTACATTGTGGCCTTAAGGAACTTGACACCCTGAGTCACATCATCAACACCGGCTTCGCCCTTAACAGCGTCCTCGACAATGATCCGATCTTCAAGAAGGTCAATGTAGTTGGAGAAGCTTGTCTCGTCAGCCATCAGAAGATCGACTGGGCCGAGAAGCTTGCCCTTACGGGATGCGCGGAAGTATTCCCGACGAAGCTTTGAGATACCATCGGAAGCCATGGAAGTGATCTTGCCATAACCATTGTACCAGCCAGTGGTACCCGAGGTTCCTTCCTTGGCGAGGCCAAAGACGGTATCAGTTTGGGAAGCCTTTGCTGCGAAGTCGATTGCTCCGGCACGGGCTGTTCCCTGTGGGCTGTAAGTTGTATCACCATTCAGGGTGAGGAATCCGCCGCAACCACTTCCGTTACCATTAACGAACTGCTTAGTGATGCGTTGGTGGAAGTCCATCAGAGCAGCTTCTGGATACTGCTTGATAAGATGCTCAACATCTGCCGGGCCGGTTGCTTCTGCCATGTCCTTATCAGGAACAAGGAAAGAGTAAATCAGGCGAGAAGCGTAGGTGTTTCCCTTCGCCGTGATGTCAGCGCGAGTTGCGGCAAGCCGCTCACCGCCATCCACGATCTGGGTAACATCACCGGGTCCGCCGGTAATGACGCGGAATTCCTTGTAAGGACCACGAAGACGACTGCGTTCAACGTTTCCGTTTTTCACAATCTTTTGCATTACGGGGGACCAAGTCTCAAAAAGATTTTGGTACCGGGGGGCAAGCTCCTGAAGAGCGTCGTTCAGAACTTCGGCAGAAATGGCCATTGAATTACTCCTTAGAGCGTTTTAGCAGAAATAGATTACCCGGTACGTCGTTTAAATGCACGGGAGACCGCCATTTTTCGGGCGTCTTGGATGTTGAAAGTCTTGTCGGAAACTCCCTTTTCGGCACTATCAGGGACGTTTGTTGAGGCTGTTGCCCCGGCTGTGATTTGAGCTGAAGCACGGGGCTTTGCTGCCTCCGTCTGAGGACGACCATGGTCTGCCCGAGCCATTCGGAGCGCATAATGTTCAGGCACACCTTGAACAACATAAGACACTGCTGAGTGTACGATTGCCTCGTTCGGCTCTTTCGCAAGACTAATCGAAGTCTCAGGAGCAAATCCTGCGTTTAAATATTCGAGAAACTTTTCGCGAGATTCTGGCACGCCAAGGAGATCACGGTGTTTAGTCTCGAATTCTTGCGCCCAGCGGCTTGCTTCTGCTTGTTCAGCGGTTTGCCTTTCTTGAGCCTGAGACTCAAATTCAGCAATTCGAGCCTCATAGTTTGCTTTTTCTGTTTCCCAATTAGTTTGGCCACCTTTGATAGACTCCAATTCTTTTCGGGCAGCAGCGAGTTCTTCCCGAGCTTGTTGTCCAATATCCTCGCCCTCAAGCAATGCTTGATACAACTCACGGTCTGAAGTCAGCGAGTTTCGCAAGCTTTCAATCTCAGACTGGACTCGATTATGGATATTGGTGTAGACCGGATGGTAGTCAGACGGAAGCCTTTCGATTGAACCATCCCACCCATCAAAACTAAATGCAGGTTCCGCCTCAAGCGGTTCAGCCGTTTCGGTTGTTTCTTCTGAAGACTCTACACTTTCCGGCTCAGATGCCTCAATCGTTTCTGCAGCTTCAACTTCCCCCGAAGCCTCTACAGTTTCCCCAATTTCTTCGCTCATGCAACACCCCCACCAAGAGCACGTTCAGCCGCAGCGCGAGTTGCCTCACGCATCGGCATTTCATCTGGGATTGGGGCCATTTCTGCTGTCTCAGGAACAGCCGGTCCCCCCGCCTTTACGAGTTCATATCCAGCACTCCGAAGATTGCTGATAAACTCTTCTGGAGAAGCTGGGGAAGCTGCCATTACTTCTGCAACGGCACCTTCAACATCTGCGGCAACTGACGGCTCAACTTCATCCTCCAGAGTTGCTGACAAGTCTTCAGGTAAATCAGTCTCCGATCCCGGAGGTGTTTCCTGATATTCTAAATCCATAGCGGTCTGGACCATCTGGTCGAGTTGGGTCGAGAGATCTCCCCCCAACTTGTCTGTAGACATCGCGTCGTAAGCTGCGGGATCATTAGCTGGCATTTGAAGCTCCTGCGTCTAGCATAATTGTGCCTTTAGTCGAATCTGATTTTTCCATTTTTTTCTCAGACTGAAACTCTCTCCAATCCTTGTAACCCTTTTTCTGAACTTTCTGCTCTCGACGTTCGTGGAGCCTTTCCACTTTACGCTGCCAATATGGAGAATCTTTTTCTACAAATCGGCAAGTCGGATTTTCTTTTAGATACTTTCTCTTCTCAGAGTTCGACTCTAACTTTAAACCAGCAGAGTTAATCTCTAAAGCATTCGAAAAGATAATACCTGCAGTCGCAAATGTTGTGGGAAGCTTGGGTGCCATAACTCCACAATCTGGACACTCATGCTCCTGCTCAGACGTAGCCCGATGTGCGAAGACATCGTCTACAACCCCACACTTCGGACAGTCGATTTTATATAAGGGCATCTATTAATCCGTTGGCAACTTTTCAGGCATGTTAATTCCCTCACTTAGGAGTCGGGTAAGGGCCTTACCAACACCTTTTTTCCGTGTTCCCTTTTCTGGAGTAAGGGGCTCATCGGGCTCAATACCCTTCATCGAAACTTCAGGTACAGTATCGATACCGAACTTATTAGCGATAGCTGACCAGTATCCGTCAGAGCCCGCTTTCAATAATGCGCCCGGTCGATGGCCTTTAGGGGCTCCGATAATCTTAATGTCTTTATTAGGAAGAACAGCATACGCCCAACCGCCGTCACCTCTAATGACCCGAGAGCCTTCTGGGGCTCGAATCTTTTGCGGACGCATCGCTTTTGCAACTGCCGCTTTTCGTGCATCCGGCGTAGAGACAATACCCGAGCCTGCCTTCAGCGCATCGTCGGACATGCCCATCCAAGCAGGTTCTGCTGGAGTATCAGGGCGGCGAATACTTTCCGGAATGTCCGGGTATGCATCGAAAACGCGCTCTGTTGGAGACTCGCCAAAATCATCCATCCAGTCTTGTGGGGATTCCCCAAACTCTTCTTCTTCTAATCGTTCCGGCGTCGGAGATTCGCCAAGTTCTGCTTCTTCCGCCGCGTCTACGGGCGGAGCATAAGACTCTTGTGGGAGTGTTTTGAGTTCTCCGGGCGGCTCGTCCGCAGGTAATGGAAGTTTTTTAAGTTGACCCTCCCCGAACCACGATGGACTTTCACCAAGCTCTTCTTCCTCCAACCTTTCCGGTGTTGGAGATTCGCCAAGTTCTAATCGTTCCGGCGTCGGAGACTCACCGAGAGCTTTTTCTACAGCAGCACGTCGAGCTTTTTGAGCTTGCTGATAAGCATTCAGAGTTTCGTCGTCTTCTCCGAGTTCTTTTACCCATTCCGGAAGATCCTCGTCTGCTTCAGCTTTAGCAGCCTGCGTTTTCGCTTCCGCAGCATCAGCTTCTTCTTCTATCTTTGCATCTGTTCCAGCTTCCGTTTCTTTCGGGGTCGGCTCAGGCGCAGCTTCTTCAGAGGTTCGAGCAGCAAGCTTTGGTTGTTGAGATTCCCCAAGTTCTTCTTCTGGTTGAGGGGATTCTCCAAGCTCTTCTGGTTGCTCAGATGTTCCAAGAGGATCGACAGTTTCGGGTGCGGCTTCTTGGGAAGTCCGGGGGGCGGGCTTTGCTTCCGCTTTCGGCTTTCCGTACTTCGCCATCATTTCTGCGTCGGTGAGGGGCTTTTCATTTGGAGGGTATTCCCCTTTTTGTCTTGCCGCTTCTCGAAGCCGAACCCCCTCTTTCATGAACTCAGGCCGGGGAGGGGCTGGATCCGCGACCGATACCATGCCGCTTCCAGCGAGAGCATCTGCCTCTTTTTTAGCTTGCACATCTGCTGGATCGGGGCGGTCTGCTGTTACCAGCATTTCCTCTCTACCTTCTGCAACGGTAGGCATAGTTGCGACTTCTTGTCGCGCAGTCAATGCTCGGCCCCGAAGGTCCATGACATCGCTTAAAAGCTTATCGTAAACTCGGGCTTTACCCCTTTGGGCTGCTGTCGCATCTTCAATCGATCCCGATCTCGCTGCCTTATAATCTGGATCTTGTTGAATCTCAGCACTAAGGCGGTTCATCAACGAATCGGCAAGCGGATACATATCTGCGAGAGCCCGAAGAGAGCCTTCCCCCAAACTTGGGCGATTTGTATACATTGAGCGGAAATTCTTAACGCTCTCTGCAAGTCGAGCCATTTCAGGCGAAAGTCCTGACTGGATAGTCGGAAATTCGATATTTTGCCTCTGAGGGGGAACGGGCCCTTCTGGTGGAGGCGCATCGGGAACACCCCATTCGCGTTTAACTGCACCGGGCGGGGGCTTAGGTGGGGGAATTGCCATGATTACCTCGACTTGGGAGCGGGATCACCGGGACCACCTGCGGCCCCTGTGGGAAGAACGACACGCGGACCTGTTGCTGCAACAGGACCACCTGCTGTAGTTGTATCACGAATGTTTCGCTGATTTACTTGAGAAACTTCTTTTTCTGGAGCACCCGGACCAACTGGGGCCATGCCCATCTGTTGCGCTTGAATCTGCTGTTCGATTACTGCTTTCTCTTCTTCGCTGATTAAAAGGTCAGGATCCAGATTAAGTAGATCAATTACAGCCGAGACCAAACGGCGCTTATCCACATCAACAGAAGAGGATAATAAATCCAACACCTGTGCCAAATTGCGTAACTGGATGGTCCGACTGTTCTCGGTAGGAGAGTATGGAACTACGTCGTAGTCATAATCCATCGGATGCGGCTGACTATAAGGGTCTTCCGCCTGTAGAGGATTCCGAGCATTCATAGATTGGCGATTTACTACTAGGGCTTCTCTTCGCCCAGTCAATCGAATTGGAAGATCACTTTCCGAAGGAAGGAACTCTTCATATAAACCAACAGTAGTTCGACACATCCACTCAATTACATCTTGGAGTGCCTGTAATCGACGACCATTTCGAGTTCGAACAGCCGTTTCTGCTAAAGCAACTTCTGTCGCCACATCCGCTACACCGACAACACCCCGTTGAAACTGGGGTAGCCCAAGAGTGAATTCGATTGTCTTCGTAATCCGCTCCCGCATAGTCTCGAAACTGGGAGACAACTGCGTTGTGGGAGTATTAGCGATGATCTCATTAATGCCGATGCCCGGTTTTGCGTGAAGAGCAACTGCATCACCGGGACTAGTCGCATCCAGCAAATCCTTAATAAAGGCTCCCGGATTATCGACAAGCCCAGCTTGAAACAGCGTTACTGGAATCGAAGACTGTGCATGCCGAAGCTCAAGAGTATCCAACTCATTGAGCATCTGCTGTTGACGGTCGATCAACTGTACGTCTGAAATACCTTCAAGACTCTGCATATTGTCATTGAATGTCAGTAGACGATACGGATTCTCCACAAAACGATATGGAAGATCATCCTTGAATAACGGTTCAGTTTCGTCTTCAAGATAATGGTAGTACTTCTTCCCGGTAAAATCATAGACTTCGTAGACCGTAATCCAGTCAAAAGCTTCCGAACTGATATCCCGGCTCTTCTTCAAAGCGGGTTTAAGCCATGCCGGGTAGTGTCCGAAGTTAGCCCGCTTTACTTGGTCAGCATTGTATCGGCGCTTACCCCGAGGCTTATTCGGATCAAGGGGAGCTTTCGCTCTCCGCTTGAACTCATCCCGAGTAAGTGTCGTTACCTCTACAAGGTAGCGAATGTCTTCCCACCGTTCAGCCGACAGGTCAAAGAAAACGAATCGAGGATCGATAACGCGATATTCAGTCCTTTGGCGGGAGAAACGCCAGACACCTTTTAGGAATCCACGCCCATAGACCGACACATAAGTTGCGAGACGCCAAAGAAGAGTTGACGCCCGTTCCCTCTTCAGCGTGTCATTAACAAGAGCTTCCCGATAGCGGGCAAACTCTTTTTTCTCAGAGTTCCTAGCAACTACTGTGACTTGTGGATTCGGTGGAACGATAGAACTCACCATCGAATCCACAAATGAATACGGATAGTTAGTCTCCATAGCAACTTCGGCGTCACTATAGATATCTTTCATATCAGCATTTTCGCCCCAGAACTCTGAGCGGTAATACCGAAGATACCGATCCCATTTCGCACGTTCACCCGAGGTGCGGGTTTTGTGGACATTAATGAGATCTCGAACCTGTTTTCCCGTAAGCCCCATCTATTCTTCTCCAAGAAGATCACGTTTCTGTAGATGCGCTTCTCTTCTTCTTTGAGGATCTGTCTCTATACCCATTTTCTTAAGATAGTGCTGGACTTTAGGATGTTGGGTTAACCCGGCGGTATATAAGAAATTCAGAAATCTTGGCATATGTATCTCCTGCCCAGCCTCCATTTTCTCAAAATACTCATTTAGAAGTTTTTCTTTCACCTTTTCTGGCTGAAAGCGCGGGTCAACATATTTTCTTGGCAGCATTTCTTTTTTAGTTTTTACTATCTTTTTCCCCCCTTCCAGAGGGTCATCGGATATCAAAAATTTAGGGTCTATATCCTTATTCGCGGATGCCGCTTTCTTTGCGGATGCTGCCTTTTTCGCAGCCAATGCTTTTCTCGCAGCTAATGTCCTTGCCAGTAATGCGCCTGACGCTACTCCCCCTGTTGCCAAACCTGCGCCTGCTGCTAATGCTGCTGTTTTAGGGTCGCCTTCCGGGTCAATCAACTCACCTACGGCATAGAGATAATCACCAATGCCCAGATCCCATGGGGTTACTGATGCTGTTAGACCCAGAGACTTTGCACCCTCTGCCACTGTACCCGCAGCTTCCTTCAGAAACTTTTCACGATCTTCCTTTTTGCGGCGTTGACCGATGTCCGCTACAAGCTCAGCGAAAGCAGGATCTTCTTTCTCATCCCCTAGAGCCTTCTGATTCTCATCCCCTAGAGCCTTCTGAACAGCCGCTTGGCGCGCTTTTCGATATTCGTCAGCATCAGCCATTAGAAACTCCTATTTCCACTTTGGACCTTTTCTGTACCACGATCCATGGCTCTTCCGCAAGGAAGGACGACGCGATTTTTGCTCTTCTGCGCTCTTTTGATACGCATTCCAAGAGTCCCATGTAGGGAAGAGCACAACATTCTTATCCACATCCCGCTTTTCAGGACTCATTTTTTGGCGACGTGGGGCCCAGCGCGCACCAACAACTGCCATACTGAGCGCAGAAACCTTATCCCAGTGATGACGCTCTCTTCGCCGATTTGATGCTTGGCCTCGCGCAATTTCTGAAGCTACGTTTTCCTCAATAATCTTGTCATTACGATAACTTAGAAGCTGCTCAACAGTGTTCTCATCATTCAGAACAAGCTCATCCATGAGGGCGTCAGTGAGCCAACCCATGCACTGGCCCAAAGATTTGGAGGTTGTTGTAAAGCCCGGTCGCTTTAATTTTTCGTAGAAAACATTCGAATAGTCCCAGTCTCGAAGAAGGGCCAAAACAGATTGCCCAACACCATTAGATTCTACGACGACCAGAGCATTGTTGTATTTCTTCGCGGCGCGAACGATCTCTCTTGTGAACACGATCGGATCGCTGTGTTCTGCGTATGTCGCAACTTGGGTCCACTCACCGTCATAGCATTTCAGGATCTGAAAAGATGCATGATCTCGGGCAGCATGACCGCAAGGGTCAACTCCCATGACGTAATAAGCGTTGGGATCCGGTTGCTCATACTCTTTATACGGACCTCTCCACGGAACAAGCTTCTTATTCTGATGACGTTCCAACACATGTGACGGGATGGCAGACTGTGCGCTTGCTAGCCAACAACTCACATCGTCGAATGGGTAGAAAACCCGGAAGAACTCTGGATGCCGTCGAATCTTTACGTCTGTCTCCATAATCAAACGACGAAAGGCGAGGTTCTCCAACTCTAAACCAACTGAACCGTACTGGTTCATCAGATCTACTTCTTCATTTGTGAGCTTCCAGTCTTTATCCCAAGGACGGGCATTCAAGTGCCCATCCCAGAAAGGTTTAAACAAGTATGTGTGGCGACCTACCCCATTCTTGGCTTCTAAGCAGTGGTTATGCCAATCACTTCTAGCTTCCCAAGGCGTACACTCAAAGATGGCAAGAGCATGGTCTCGGTTCATGAGAGACGGCCAGATAAGGAACATTGATCCAGCGAAGTCAGCCCAGAATGCGCACTCAGAAGCGTGAAACGTATCGGGACTCTGCCCGATACCTACAGCTCCGGTCTCTGCCGAGAGGACACGCATCTTTCCCCCTTCCATGGGGCGGAAGGTCAACTGCCGCGCTTCTCGATTCGGGATCTGCCTACTACGAACTTTTGTTGGCCAGCGCTCATGAAGATGGTGAACACGTTTATGGAGATACTCGGCTCGATCTTTAGTATCCGCAATACAAACATGGTCATGTCCGGGGGTAAAAGCCGCTTTTGGGTAACACCCGTACTCAGATGTCAGAGACTTACCCATCTGACGCGCCGTGAGGACAGTCAGAAACTTAGCTTGATTTGCATTCGTAAGTGGTGGATTTGATAGGTATTCTAGAATCTCTGCTTGCAACGTCTTGGTCAGTCGGTAAGGATCATACTTCACAAATTGACCCGTTCGCTGATCATGTACTTGACCGAACGCAGGCAATGACTTGATTGGCGATTGGAGAAAGGACAGAACCTGCTGGGCTTTTGGGTTTGTCTGCGGCGTCTGAGACCCCACTTGACTCCCCCCTCCCCCTAGTTGCTGCCCAATAGGTGTAGACGGTTTGCCCGGATTAGACATTACTCATTCACCACAATCGGTTTATCCTGTACCATCTCGATTGCTTCGATTTCCTTCTCAGGAAGCGCATCCTTCAATAGCGCCTCCCCCGGAGTCCCTGCAATCTGGATTAACTGGCCGATGAAGTTGACATCGCCATCTGTCTCTTGGACCTTCTGTGCCTGAATGCAGCTATACATAAGCTCACCCCAAAGCCTTAGCTCCTTCGAAAACTTTACTGGTACATTCCCATTTGCAATAGCCAGCGCACATGTAGAGGCGTAATCTAGCACATGGTCAATCGACCGAACCTTCTCTGAGAACAGTTCCTCAAGTCCGGGGATTGCCGGATCGGCTGGCTGCAAGCTGCTTTCTTCGTTTTCGTCGTCGTCGAACATCGATAATCTCCCTATCCTCTACTGAGTATATCGGACATCGCTCCGGAATGCGCACCCAAGTGGGCACATCCCCCTTTAATCGCTCTCGTAAGTACATACGCCAGCGCATAAGCCAGCGTGCGGACATCGAGCCCTCGGATTCCCACTTTCGCTTGGCCTCAAGGCCGGGCCATACAAAATCGGGGCTGTATATCGGCCTCGGTATCGGCTGATACGCCCGACCACTCGCTAACTGGGCCCGAATATAGGGGCTATCCATGATTCCCTGTAGCGCATTGTGCGCTTCCTTGGGATCGGGCAGCCATTTCGTCATTGGGTCGCCCCTCCACAGAGCTGCCGCCGCTCTTGCCTTCGTCAAACTCGTGGCCGAAGGAATCAAGTCTGTACTAAGACTCCATAAGGCAAATCTTGGCGTCTTCATAGCCCAAGAAATAACAGAAGCTATTCTATTGTGGACAGTTGGCGGAGAAACCTCGAAGATTTCCGCGATTGCCCGAGTTGGCATTCCTGCCAGAAACCAATACAGCATAGAAAGAGATTTTGGGTCGCTACGTTCCAAAGATTTCCAGAATCTCGGTGCCGGTGTATACAGAAACGAACACGCCATTTCATATGGCGTTGGTATTTCTTCTAATCCCCACGCATCCCGCACTCTTCCAGCCCATTCTGGGGGTGCGACCCCGAATCGCTCATCTAAGATTCCGCAGCCCAAGATCGGGTGGTCCAGCGCCCACTGACGGATGTGTTTCAGGGCCCGAGAAAAGCTGGGATTTAACTTCCGCTGATATTTCTTTTCATTCTGTAGAAATGGCGTGTCATATCCAAACGCCTGCAGAAAACTTTCCATTCCAAAGTTGTCCGCCCAAGTTGCTTGGGATTTGCCTGCGCGCATAAACAAGGTTGAAACTGGTCTATTTTTAACCGCCAAGAATTTTCGCCTATTTTGAATGTGTGCTCACCGGGACTCCGCCTTCGGCTCTAACCCCCACCCCCCCTAACCGGGAATGCTTTTCGCTGCAGCTCTTTCCCCGTCTGAGCGGACCCCAGTGCGGGCCAGCTCCTCGCCGGCCGGCCTAAATTCGTCCGGGCTGACAGCTCCCTGGGCACCTGAAGCTCGGGTGAAGCTCACCCGTCGTCCACCGTCGACAAGTGCCCACCTGTTTGATACACTGGTAGTGACCTTGCGGTGCCGGTCTTCGGACCCCGCCCCCGAGTCACCCCTCCCGCTCCTTGACAGTCCAGCCCATTGACTCCACCTTACCAGAGGCGTCACCCAGCTACCGCCCTCCCCGTTCCACGGGGTCGCGGTGAGCAGGTGGCCCGGCTGGCGGGTGGCCCCAGTGGGCGCGATATGGTGGACGGTCGCCCATAGCGGGCGGCCCCTCCAAACCTCCGGCTGGCGGGCCCTGTGTCCGCTGGCCCTTGTGACCCCGCGAGCCTTTACAGTGTCGCGGGTTTTCACGGGTCATTCAGACCCGGAGCGATTGAGCCCCGCTTTTTTGGGCTCGTTTGGAGAAAATCACAATGCGACAATCAACACTCACAACCTTTCCCTTTCAAACCATCGAAGAAAACGGCGAAAAGAGACGCGTAGGCGGCATCCGTGCCGCGTTGCCCGGTTCTTTTCAAGTGCTCGCCATCGATGACCTGAAGCCATCCAACCCCGATAATAAAATCGGGTGCGGATATTCGGTGTATTTCGTCCCGACTCAGGGGATGACGCCACGAGAAACGAGCGCCGCGAACAACGGCGTTCTGATGCTCGTTAAACGTGTCTTCGATGATACCGTGACTGAAGGGCGACCCGTGGTGAAGCATGAAGAGTTCATCGGCCAACCACTGATGAACTCGAAGGGCTTTCCCATGTACCTGACGCGGAAGCAGATGGCGACATGGAAAGCGGAACTGGGCGACAAAAAGCGGTCCACGTTCCTTGAAGCCGTGAACCGTCAGTGGGGTTCACACGCGGATTCAGACGGTCTGCTTTGCTACGGTTCGGGCATGCCTGAGTTCGTGACGCGTCCCGGCGAGATTCGCGCAGAGTACCTCGCGTGCCTTGCATACTGCGAGAAACGCGGCAAAGGTGTTCCGGAAGCGGTGAACGATGCCCGGTACAGCCTGAAGCAACGAAAAAACCGGAGCGATGGCACAACGTGGGACCGGTACTTGTCCGATGATGGTGAAGTTCTCGCGGAACCGATGCCGGAACCGGAACCGGAAGCAAAACCGAAACCCAAACCGCGAGCAAAGCCACGGGCAAAAGGTAAGGCGTCGAACTAATGCCGGACCCGTTTCTGCTTCAACTGGCGACCCTCGCCATAGTTGGCGGCATGTTCTGTCATCTATGGACGCGGGCCACGGGACAATGAGACCCGCGCACAATCAGAGACCCTCCACCGGAAACGGTGGGGGGTTTCTTCGTTGTTGGGTCCACTGGGCGGCAGAGCTTGGCGCGCGTAGATTTTTTATCGGCCCTGCGTCACGGCCTCAGAAAATAAAACGTCCAGCACAGTCTGGTAGTGCGATGAGTGAAATAGAAACAAAGAAAACTATTCTATAGATTGGAATGGTTTTCTGTGCTGCTATTTCCCAAGCGCACAAGGAGGTAACATGGGAAAACAAAGAGAAAGAAACCGTCCGAAACCGCCACCACTTAAACGTCCATTGGAGGATGTTCTTGAACAGTGGCAAAGACTTGGTCGAAGCAATGCAAACTGCCAAGACATTCTGGACTGTGTCGAACATGAGTTCGGCGAACATGCGCGGGCAATGAAGAACCTTCGCATCGGACAGAAGAAGTTCAGTCTTGTCTGTCGAGAGATTGAAGAGCGGCTCGGTTCTTTTATCGAGGCGTGACCTTGAATGTATTGGAAAACCCATCGGCTTTTGTCGGTGGGTTTTACTGTGCAGTCAATGAAGACTCACAAATAGGAGGTGAATATGCAGTGTATGCACTGCGGAAAAGATTTCGAAGAATCAGAAATCGCGGGCGAGACTTTGTGTAGTCAGGAATGCCTTCACTTTTATGAGAGTGATGGGGTTCTGCCTATGGAGTCTGGCAAGGAGAAAACTCTCGGCGATATAGCTGAGTCTGATTTCTTTCAGGCTGGTGTCGATGCCCGAGAGGCTAAGAAGAAGAAGGCAATCGAGTCTGCCCAAGAATGGATTGATGATAATCCAGAATGGAAAGGCGTTCCGAATCGGAAAGCAACGGCGAACTTTGCTTACGATCTTTTGGGTTCGATGAGTCCCGACTGGGTTCAGTCATTCACAGAAGCTGTGAAAAAGATTTCTGAGAGGCCTGACGCGGAACGGATCCGTCCCGAACGGTACATGCTGAAGACAGCGCGCTCTGCTTATGAACTTTTGCAGAGTGAACTCGAAGAGCGTGGTGAAAAGTGGAGCTATGTTTTCGAAGATGATGTTGATGTCAGAGTAATGGCGGCAGACTTGCTTCAGTACTCTTTTCAAGATGTCGAAAGCTTTAATGATCTGTCGATTTCTGAAAAGAAAATCATCGGCAATCAGAAAAACTTTGATCGTCTGCTCAGCGTACTCCGAGAGATCGATCGTTCGATCTTGGAAGAAGAGTAAAAGCTCGTTGGAAAAAGCATCAGTCTTTGCGGCTGGTGCTTTTTACTGTGCGCTTTTGCACAACCAAGGAGGTAACTAAAATGGATGAGAATACTGATGTGTCTTTCCGTGTCATGTGTCTCGACGAAGACGGTAATGCGAGAAAACACAGTATAGAAATCAAGAATGGGAAGATACGGACTCAGTGTCGGCGTGCCCGATGCGAAGAAGTCCGGAGACTTTTTCTTTACTACTCTGGATTCAGTTACGCCGAGTCTCGTAAGGGAGTCCCGCGTGCTTTGGCTCAACACCTTGAAATGTGCGCAAGGATTCGTTGGCACAGAAAGAAAGAGAACGCTGGGAAATATAGAGAAGGTTGGAAGCCTCTGCTCAGTGAAAGAAAGAGCAAGATTCTGGATAAACTTTATCCGATGCCAGTTCATTGGAGCCGGAACATGGGATTCCGTGCTGAACAGATGCTTTTCCTGCATTCTTTTTTCAGGAAGCAAGCACCGGATCTTGACTGGTACCCAATGTTGTCTGAGAAATGGTCTCGCATTGATCTGCCAGAAGAAAGCTGGCGTGTCAGTATGAAAAAACACTGGACTATTCTTGTGCCCGAGTGCGGAGAGGAACTGGTTCTGACTTTCTCTTGTATGTCATACAATATGCCATCCCATGAATGTGGTTTCTGGTTTAGAAAGAAAGGCCAACAATACTCCTGCAGTATGTCACCAGCACAGAGAACTGGGCGGCCATACCATGTTTCGCCCAGTGGGTAGAAAGTAGAGAAAGGTTTCTCAAGCTTCAGCTCAAAGTATCGGACATCTTCTGTCCTCGATTGGATGGAAGATGTCCCTTACTGTGTGCTGAATAAATCAACACACACACCAGACGATTTTGTCTGGTGCTTTTGGAGGTAAAAGAAAATGAACCCTGTAATCCAAGCATATTCAATATGCATTCAAGCTGGGCAGCCCGTACTTTTGTGGGGACCGCCCGGTGTTGGTAAGACAATGATTACACAAGCAATCGCAAGGTCGTTGAAGTTCAATCTTATTGAACAGATCTGTTCTACTTGGGATCCAACTGATGTTGGTCTTCCGATGTTGGATGGAAACGCAAACTCAAACGACGACAAGCATGTTTTCGAGAAGCTCATCGAGTTTTCCGATAAAGATCTTGGTGATCTTTCTTCGAAAGAACTTGTTGAGGAATATCAGAAGCTCCGTGAATCTGAAAAAACGAAACGCGGCGCTTTCTTTTCTCGTGTCCCACCTGAGTGGGCCATCAACTGTTGTGAGTCTGCAGAATCTGGCGGTGCTCTTCTTTACTTGGATGAGTACAGTTGTACGCCGCCTGCTGTTCAAGCTGCGACACTGAAGATTGTGGGTGAAAGAAAGTGTGGTGACTTGCAGTTGCCTGAGAATCTTTCCATCGCAGCGTCTGCAAATCCTGCGGACCAAGCTGCCGGTGGTTGGGATCTTGCGCCACCTGCTGCCAATCGTTGGTGTCATCTTGATTTTTCTTTGAACGTAGACGAATGGTGTGACGGAATGCTTACGGGTTTTCCTGACCCAGAAGTTTCGAAGCTCCCGAAAGGATGGGAAGATCTCATTCCTTCAAAGCGAGTACTCGTTTCTTCCTACATCAAACGGTTCGGCGCGGAGAAGTTGCTGAACTGTCCTGAAGACGAAGCGTCTGCTGGTAGAGCATGGCCCAGCCCAAGAAGTTGGTTTGCTTGCGCTCGATTGCTGGCAGCCGCAGAAGCTATTGATGCAGATGGTGCTGTTGTTCTTCGTCTTGTTCGTGGAATGGTTGGAGATCCAGCCACTTCATTCAT